TCACACCTGGTCCTGATAGAGGACGTCGTACGCCGCGGTGACCGCACCTTCGTAGGTGGGGGCGTCGTTCAGGGCTTCCTCGACCTGCGCCAGGCGCTCGGTCGCGTCCTCGTAGAGGGCCTTGTAGTCGATGGGCTCCAGGATGCTGCGCTCCGGGGTGCCGTTGGCGAATCCGAACCCTCGAACCCAGCCCCATCCGTTGCGGATCTTCACGCTGCGACCTCCTCGTACTGCTTGCGGGACATGCTCGTCAGGTGCCATGCACCGTGCTCGCACTGGTACGTGCGACCCTCGACCTTCAGACCGCGCCGGATGCCCCTGGCGTCTGCCTTGCGGGTCCGCTTGGCCTGCGCCCTGCCCATGGCCTTCTCGGCGTCGTGGCGGGAGGCGAACGCGCGCTTCACGCCGCACTCGCAAGCTCGGAAGTCGACTGTCCTGTGCGTCACGGTGGTGCTCCTTACTTCTTGGTCTTGGGTGGGTCCTTCACGAACTTCTCGCAGTCGCAGTCAGTGAGCTGACACAGGCCGCGGGCGGCGCCGGCCGCCGAGTGTGTGAACGGGGGATGCCCGCACTGCGGGTTGTGGCAGTAGCCGGGCCAGCCGGCCTTGCCGTCATGGTTGGCGAGGGCGATCCCCGAGGACGTCAGGGGGATGGCTCGACCCGTGCCGCCGAAGCTCATCTTCTTGGCGAAGGCTTCGACCTCCGCGGTGGAGCCGAAGGGCCCGTAGTTTAGGCCCTTCGACCCGTCCGCCCATCGGTGGGTGAGGACCCAGAGGTTTCGCATCTGAACGATCGAGGCGGACTCCTTCAGCACGGCCTTGGCCATGTCCTCGGGCTTCTCGAACGTCGGGTCGGTCAGGATGTCGACGATTGCCTGCACCTCGTGCTTGCGGGGGGTGATCCTCACGGTACGTCTATCACACCTGGTCCGGAAGAAGGCCGGCCAGCTCGGCAAGGAGGCCCACCAGGTCTTCGTGACCGGCCTCGTTCACGTTCCACTTCGTGTCGTCGTAGCCGTCGTAGTCGCCATCCTTCACGTCGCCGCTCTCGTCGAACCAGGCGTCGATCTCGGCCTGGCGCTCGTCCTCGCGGGCCTGGTACTCGTTGATCAGGGTCTGAAGCTGGTCGGCCAGCCCCTGCTCCTCGTTGCTGACCTGCTCGCGGATGGCCTGCGTCAGGGTCTCAATGGGGTTGCTCACTTCGGGTTCCTCTCGGGTTCGGCGACGACGCGGATACCCCAGCGTCGAGCCATGACGTATGTGCGGACGTTCCAGGTGGTGCCGGGGGGCTTGCGGAGGTCGATCCAGTGACCGTCTCGCTTGTGTACGACGGTGGCTTGGGGGTCGAGGCCGACCACGACTGTGCCTTCGGGCAGTGCGTCGAGGTCTGCGATCCGCTTGACTGTTGTCACTCTATCACACCTCGATCAGGCTGCGGAGGCGAAGTGATCGGCGAGCACGGTCACACCGAGCAGCCGGTCGCGCAGGTCGTCGAAGTCTCCGTCGTTCACGAGGGTGGCGTCGAACTGCCAGTTCCTCAGCGCCACCTCGGAGGTGAACGTCAGGCCGTTGGCGTCCTTGGCCGGGCCGACGCCGGGCCGGTCGATCCAGATGACCACGCCACCCAGTGCGCGGATGGCTCGGGCCTCGTTGGGGAAGCGGACGTCGCTCACGACCAGAGCCTCACGCTCGGGCTCGTAGTCGCGGAGCAGGGCGTCGACCCAGACGTCTTCGCCCAGCGTCACGCGGCCGGCATCGGTGCCCGTGGCGTGTAGCAGGCGCCGCACCTCGGGGAACTTCTCCTTCGCCCCGTCCCATCCGTACGCCGCGACCAGGTTGATCAGGCGGACCGGGGGGACATCGGGGTAGGTGGTGACGAGCGGGTTCTGGCGGTACAGGAACGCCTTCAGGCGGTCGGCGAAGGCGTCCCGTCGCCAGCCTCCCTCGACGAGCACCTGTGCGGCCGAGTCCTTGCCGGACCGGGCGTAGCCGGCCAGCCCTACGAGCAGTGCGTCAGTCACTTCGGGTCCTCCGTGTCGGGATCGAACAGGTCGGCCGCGTATCCGATGCCGGTTGCGGTCGGGCGCTTCAGGCGGGGGAGGTTGAGGGCTCCGACTCTGGGCGGCTGCGGCGGGGGCGGGAGCTGGTAGCGGTAGGCGATCAGGGTCGGAATCTCGTGGGGCCGGGCGACTCCGTTGTCCACGGCCACCTGATAGATCTCGGCGAACTGGGTGACCGCGCGCTTCACGATCTCGCTGTAGGTCAGGCCGGTCGGGGCGAGGGTTCGGATGGCTCGGGCCAGGCCGGCGTCGACTCGGGCGGCGAGCTGCCTCGGGGCGGTCATGCGGGGATCAGCTCCTCCAGAACCTCGCCCTCTGGGCTGATGATGCCCTCGTCGATCAGGGCCTGGGCGGTCCGTCCGTAGTGTCCCTGGAGGGTCCAGGCCATACCGCTCCGGATGAGTGTGGCGAACAGGGCCACGATCTCGTCGATCTCCAGCTCGTCAGCCTCGTAGCTGATCAGGTCTATGGCGATGTCCTTCATGCGTCCCACCTTGGGAAGTCCTCTCGTATCGTTGGGGGCAGGGAGGGGGGCCGATCTCACCTCGGCCCCGCTCCCGTCAGTCGGTCAGGTCAGCCAGCCAGTGCCTTACGGGCACCGCCGAGGCGGTTGCCTCCCAAGTCGGCGCGCTCTCCCGCCGCCTTGCCGTCGAACCATCCCGTGCCGGTCAGTCGACGACGGGGCGCGATCTTCAGCTTGGGATGTGCCTGCTTGAAGAACTGCTCGACGGCAGCCTCGCGCTTGACCAGGACCAGTTCGGCACCGACGCCGCCCTGCTCGGTCGTCTCGCGGACGGCGGACTCCTCGGCCTGGTCCAGGCGGCGGCGTACCGAGCTGGAGAAGCCAGCCATCCAGCTCTTGCGGTAGGCGGTGACCGACTGGCCACACTGTGGGCGAGCCCGCTTCATGCCGTTCAGGGCCTGGAGCTGGAGCGTGCTGAACAGCATCTCGATCCGGTCGAGCGTGGATTCGTGGGCATAGACCCGGACCTTGCGGTAGCGCTTGCCGGTCTGCGTGTCCGTCAGTGTCCAGTAGACGTTCTGTGCGCCGAGCGCGTGGGTGATGGAGAACAGCAGGGCCGAGCGGTCCGCCACGTACTTGCCCTTGACGTCGAAGGCGCGGTGCGTGATGCGGTCCGACTCCGGGCGGGCCTCGGCGAGCATCGCCTGCTCGACCCCGTACTTGGCCATCAGGCTGGCGGCCTTCGCGAAGTACGCCTCCGCCTCGTCCGGGTGGGCGGCCGGGTCTTCAGCCTTGGTTAGGAGCGCCTTGATCGTCGCTATCCTCGGGTTCTCATTGCTCATCGTTGTGATACCTCCACAGTCATGGCTGCCATCAGTCGGTCAGAGATCAGGCGGTCAGCTCGTCGATGCGGGCCTGCCACTTCGCGGCCTCGATCTCTTCCTTGGCCACCTGTTCGCGAAGCCGCCGGGCGTTGGAGTCGTGGCCGTCGCGCTCCTGCTCGAAGCGGAGGATGCTCTGCGTCTGCCAGTCGGGGACGTCCTCCTCGAAGCGCCTCAGCACCTCGATCTCCCACTCAGTGAGCACGCCGTGCGCCTTCGAGTCCCAGTCGATCTGCTTCCCCTTGTCGTTGCGGAAGCCTCGGTTGTAGGTCCTGGTGTCGGTGGTCCACTGCATGGTGACGCCGTGTTGGGTAAGGCGTCCCTCGTTGTCGGGCAGGCGCTTGTAGGTGTGCTCCACGGCGTACTTCCGGCCGCGAATCTTCACGTGGCCCAGCTCGGTTTCGGCCTTGAACTCGGGGTCGGTCCCGATCAGGACGCGGGGCTGGATCACCTCGTTCCGGCGCCAGTCGTGCTCACGGTGGGCCGACACGATGACGACGTACATCGTGCCGTCCCCGATCTCGTACTCGTACGCCTCGCGCTCGATCTTCACTGCGCTTGTTCCTCTCAAGTGGGTCATCTGCAACGGCGGTTGGACAGTCGACCTACCAGTCCCACCAGTTCCGGACGTCCTCGGGCGACTCGTCGTACTGGGTCTCGATGACCGCGTCGAGGCCATCCACGTCGGGGTCTTCGGCCACCGTCACGATCGCGTTGACGACCAGGTTGATCAGGTCGCTGTCCCTGTCGCCCAGGTCCAGCCCTTCCAGGACTAGGTCCGCGCCCTGGTTGACCGCGAACCGTATGTCGTCGAGGGAAAGGTCGTACTCATCTGCTACGCCCCTTGGGCCACTGCTCGCGGGCTGTCCGCGATGGCGGGAGCCGGGGACTCGAACCCCGGCGTCTGCCGGTCTCCCTGGGCTGGCTTAGCCAACCTATCACGCGAGTATGTCTATCACATCTAGCCGTAACGAACGTCGTCGAAGATCGCGACCTGCACCAGGATGTCGGCCGTGCCCGCGTCGATCATGCAGGTATCGATGCCGCGCTTGTCGTCGCGGTCGATCCAAGACTGGATCACATAACCGTGGTACTCGCGATTCACGTACCGCTGGTTCAGGTCCAGGACCCTGGCGTACGCGGCCCGCATCTGGTCGCGGCTCAGGTAATGGACAGCCTCGACCTCACGATCCCCACCCCACCATCGCTCGTCCTCGCCCTCGACGATGACGTACTGCTTGTCGGGGGGCAGGCCAGCGCGGTCCGCGGGGCTCGGTTCGATCGCCCAGTACGTGATCCCTCCGTACACGGCGGTGTCAATGATGTCCTGCACGTTCTCGTCGGTGAGCGACTCGAAGATGCGGTCGGCCAGTACGGGAGTCACTGGTCGCCCTCCTGCGATCCGGCGGGCAGGCGAAGCATGGCCTGCCTGGTGGTGTAGTCCTTGATGCGCCCTCCGTTCATCGAGAAACCGAACCGGCGGTAGAACCGGCGCAGGCGGTCAAGGCTGGTTGCGCCGAACTCGCGGGTCGGCGTCAGCGACATGGTTATCCCCTGCCGGTCGGCCTCGGCGGTGAGCAGGGTCATGGCCTGCGTGCCGATGCCCTGGTTGCGCTTCTCGCGCGGTACGACGATCTTCGCCAGGGCCAGATGGTTCACGCTGTCCACGTAGACGTAGAAGTCGGCGTCGGGCGCTTCGGTGGTGACGTGCTCGCGCAGTGGGGCGAGCCAGTCGGGGTCAAGGGTGGTGTAGCCAGGCTTGAGCATGGTTGTGCTCCTGCGTGTGAGGGGGTTGGCTCAGTAGCCGAATTCGAAGGTCAGGCCGAGCAGTTCAGGGGCGGTGGACTCGACGATCTCGACGTCGCACCAGGAGTCCCCGCCGGTCCGGCCGGTGCCGGTGTGCGTGAACAGGTGGTCGTACTCCCAGTCCTCCCGCTCCGCGCTGTCCTCTTCGGGCAGGGGCAGGGGGACCTCGACGACCGGCGTGTGCCGCTCACCCTGGGTAGGTCCGACTATCACGCCGCGATCAGCAGAAGCTGACCGGGCAGGGGCGCGTTCCACGCCTCGTTGCCGCGCTCGGTGAAGTAGGCGTCGCGGTGCTCGTTCCAGATCTCCGCAACGCGGGACCAGGACACCCCGGCGTTCGCCTCGTGGCCGTACAGCTCGTTCAGCTCCTCGGCCGCGCGCTCCAAGATCGCCTCGCGGTCGGCGTCGGAGTCCTCCCAGTGACCCCGGTGCGCGTCGTCGATGGCCTCCTGGATGTTCTTCCAGAAGCGCTCGGACTCGCGCTCGGAGTAGTCCGACTCGTCGATGATCGGGTAGTCGAGCAGCCCGTACGCCAGCTCGGCCGCCTCGATGAACGCGGGGGTGAACTCCCGCTCATCCGGCAGGCACTGCTCGCCGTCGCACTCGTTCAGGCAGAAGCTCTGGCAGTACCAGGAGTCCTCGTCCCGCTCGCACTCGTCCTCGTGCTGCCAGGTCGGGGCGCACTCGCACTCTTCCTCGTACGTCTCATAGACCTGGACGTAGATGGTGCGCAGGCTGCCGCAGGCGAAGTGACGGGACGTGCCGTCGATGACATGGGTGTCCGCAAAGTCGCCGGCCGCGCCCTCGATCAACGACAGGGCCGAGAGGTAGTTGGACTCCTCCAGGATGTCGTCGCCCAGCTCGGCCCAGGAGAACATCGCGCCGTGCGTGGTGAAGAGGCGGTCGTCGAAGAACAGCGCGTCGGACGGGCGGGTCAGACACCGCTCGGCGATCTCGGTCAGGGTGTCGCGGTCGAGGGAAGACATGGGTGTCCCTTCAGGGTGGGTTGGGTGGGGTGAGGGACTGGCGGCGATGCCTGCCGTCCCGGTGGGAGCCGAGGACTCGAACGCTCGGTGTGTGCCGCTCTCCCTACCGCCTACGGGCGGTCTGTTTTACACACTCACTCAAGCTCAAGGTCGATGTCGCCGGGCAGGGACTCGTAGTCCTCCAGCTCCAGGCCGCCCCCCGCCTGGAGGATGCCGGTCAGGTACTCGCGGACGTCGTCCTCGGTCACCTCCGACCCGTCGCGCTTGCGCAGGCCCTCGAAGTCGAAGCGGACGGTGATGCTGCCCCGGTAGCTGTACTCCAAGGAGTCGAGGCCGATCTCCTCAGCCTTGCGGGAGATCTCGTCCCGGTAGGTGTCGAGGTCGTACTCCTCGACCAGGTCACGCAGGAGTTCGTGAGCGTCGGCGCGGAGCTTGCCGTACTTCTCGCGGGCGGCGTACGCCTCGCCCCGCTCGCGCTCCAGGGCGTCGCGAAGGTTGGAGACGATCGCGTCGCGGGAGCCGAGCTGACGGAGCGCGTTGTCGCGGTCGTGAGTGGTCAGCTCCAAGGCGTCGCGAACCTGGCGGAGTTCGATCTCCAGGGCGTCGACGGCCTGGGCGGTGGGGACGGCGGCCTTCTCGAAGGAGACGGTCATCGTGTTGTTCCTTTCAGTCACTCTATCACACCCGGTGTGTGCAGAGGCAGTGGGAGCCAGGGACTCGAACGCCTGGTGTCTGCCGGTCTCCCGATGGGGCAGTGGGTTACGCCGCGACCGCGTGATCGGCGGACAGGGCCATGAAGACGACGTCGGGCTCGCCGGGCGTCCAGTTCGCGACGCGCTCGGTCTCGACGAATCCGAAGGTGCGGTAGTACGTCGGCAGGAAGCCGTCGAAGCAGTCGAGCAGGTAGGCGCCGCGAGAGATGGCGGCCTGAACCAGGGCGGTACCCCTGCCCTTCGGCAGGGAGAACAGTCCGATAAGGGTGCCGTCCGGGGTCACTCCGAAGCCGGACTCGGCGTCGGCGGTCAGGTAGTACCGCGCGTCGTCGGGCATCTCTTCGGGCTTCGAGGTTGCGTCGGCGATGCGCCCAGAGCGAGCGCGGGCCGTGCGGAGGGCGAGCTTGTAGCGGGCGGAGCTGGTGAGGCGGATCATCAGGGGTTCCTCCGAACCGTTGTCAGTCTATCACACTTGTTCTGTGTTGGGTGGATGTCCCGGACTCGCACCAGGGGGGGTGGCTACTCACGTCCTGCCTGACTTCGTCCGACTATCACACTAGGGTCTGCGTTTCGCGGGCCCTCACACTGGCCCACCAGTCGCACTGATCGGAGTCGCACGAGGCGGTCGGGAGCAGACCATCGCAGTCGTATTCCCAGGTCACCGGCCGTGCGAGGCAGCCGAAGCACATCTCCTCGGAGCGGACCTTCCAGTCGTCGAAGTGGACGAGCTGCACGGTCAGCCCGCGCTTACGGCCGTTCCGCAGAAGCTCAGCGGCGCGGCGACGGGTGACGTCCTCGAACTTCAGGGTCACGCCGGATTCCTCGTGCCACAGGGTGACGTCGTAGCTGTGGACGAACTCGACGGTCACGTACTCGTGGTGCGGCTTACGCATGGTCTCGCTTTCTGGTTGGAAGTCTATCACACATCGAGCGAGCGGCGAAGCTCGCGGTGCAGGCGCACCAGGGCAGCCTCGTGCTCGGCGATCAGACGGCGCAGCTCGGCGACGTCACGGCGGACGCGCGGCTTGCGCACCTCCGGTGCCTGCTTGGCCTGCGCCGCACGGATCTTGGTCCAGCGGTCGCCCTTGTCGAGCCACTGGTACAGCGCGGTGCGGTTGACGTACCGCATACCGCCGAGCGACTCGACGTGCGGGAAGTCGGCGCGACGCTGGTGCCAGTTGGTCACGGTCGCACGGGTGACGCCCAACTCGCGGGCGGCATCGGACAGACAGAGCGTGTCGCTCGCCTTGTCCAGGGAAACGGGCATGGTTCCTCCCAGGAACGTAGGGGGTGCTCGGGTACGGGCACCCTTCGGACTGGCCGAAGGCCGGCCAGCCTGAAGGCGTGCCGGTACAGGGGCGGGGGCGGCAACACAGCGTGTGTCCCGTTCTCCCCGCCCCGACCGGATGCGTGCGGTAGGTCGACAGAAGCCGTGGTGTGAACGTGTCCCCAGAGCGCAGCACGGCGGTACCTCCCCGGATCGGGAAGTGACGCGCTCGTGTTCGTCGTCGGGCAGTGGTCAGAGATTCGGCGTGCGCCTACCGGGCGCGGGTGGTGCGTATTCGGGTGGTGCTAGGTACTGCGGTCCGTTCTTCGGAACGGGGTGGACTAGGCCCCGTGCCCGCCCCCTAGGGAGTGCCTTACCGCCATGGGGCCGACTGTCGACCCTTTGGCTACCTCCCTTCCGTAGGGGCGGTAAGGCACTCCCTGGGGAGCGGGAAACGACCGTTCCTAGTTGGCTGCATGGGTGAAGCTAGGCATCCGGGGAGTCGACCCCATCGGTGCGCCCCTAAAGACGGGACGCCCCTTTGCTTCGCTTGCCATACGTGTCCCGCCGCCATGACGCGCACGGGTGCCGCAAGGCTCCGTTTCCTGGTGAAGCTGGCTAGTCCGTTCGCCATCCGCCACACGTAGTCGTCTACGCGCCCTAGGACTCGACCCCTAGGAAGGCACCCCGGCTCCCATCCGGCCCGGCATCACTCCGGTGCGGAGTGCGCTACGGGCCGGGCCCGTATGTGTAGCGGCTGTGTGTCGCGTTCATGTCCTGCCTCCCTTGCGTCCGTCCCGTCCGGCTCCGTGCCGGTCGGTGTGATGGGAGAACGAAAGCATGGGCTGAGTTCGTCTGTCTATCCCATGCCTTGGAATCGGCCTGGATTCGGGCCGGATTCCTTGATCCGCAACGCTCTGACCTGCGCTGATACCTAGTAATGTGACGCCGGTCACATAGCCCTATGCGTGTCCGGTTAGGCCGGTTGTGTCCATCGACCGTTACCGAAACGAGACCGTTGGTTCTGTCCTGGCTTGTCCGGATTCACGGGCCTGGTTGGTCTGTCTCTCACGTTCGGCCCGTCCCTGGCCCGTGCTGCCGTGCGTTTGCGCTGGTCAGAAGGGGTCTGAGTGCCGCTCTCCGGGTCGTTCTCTGTAGTGCTGGCCCGTTCCCCTTGTCTGCCCGCGCTGGCCGCTGTGCTGGCCGCTGGCCGCCCCCCTGCCTGGCCTTTGGCTCAAGACTTTCGCGTTGAACTCTTCGGCGGCGAGACAGTCCGCGTGCGCAAGCGTCGGCGAGCTGAAGTCTTTAGCTTCGAAGGTAATGGGTGGGGTGGGGGAGGACCCGTTACGCATGAGGACCCCGATCGCCTTGTGATAGCAGCCAAGATCGCGCCACGGTTTCAAGGTCGATCAGGGGTGCCGGCCGCATCGCCCCGGAGCGCTACAGCGCAGGCCAGGGCTGGCATCAGGGCGCCGCAGAGCGCTCCCGAGCGCTGCACAGAGTGGCTGCATCACTGCGCCGCCGCGCGGCGCCAGGCCGTACAGCCGGACAGCTCTACACGGGCGGCTCCGCCGCCCCCAGCCTCGTCAGCCGGCACTGCTCAGCGCGCCCGGTAGGGCGCCACCGCGGCTTCGCCGCACTGAATCTTCTCGCCGCCGAGTCCAGCTCTGGACCGCCGCCGCGAGGCGGCGCAGTCGTCAACCGGCAGGCATGTGTAAGTGTGACAGGGGTCACGCCAGATGCTCCGCAAATAACCAAGATCATCTTCCGTATATATATGTAAGCGTCAGTGGCTAGGCGAACTAGCAGGCTGGAGGCCCTGTCGGGCCTCGCCAGTCGCTTCCGACTGACGTAGTTCGGGCTTGGCAGTTGGGGCGCGAAGCGCCCACTGAACGCAGCCACGTACTCCTACAGACTGCCCCTCGGGTCGACAGCTTCAAGCAGCTACCTCTTCAGGTAGGACGTCGTCGAGGGGATCAGCTTCCACGTTCAGGGGGTGATCGCCTGCCCCAGTGGCGAGGTTCCGACCGACGAGCCCGGCTCCCGAAGGACTGGGAGCGGATACGGGCGAGAGTCCTTCGGCGAGACGGCCACCAGTGCACCGCGCGAGACCAGTACGGCAAGCGGTGCGACGAGCTGGCCACGGACGTGGATCACATCATCGCTGGTGACGATCATCGAGAAGCCAACCTGAGATCGCTCTGCGGATGGCATCACCAGCGGAAGTCATCGCAAGAAGGGGCCGCGGCCAGCGCGAAGAAGCGCCGGCAGATCAACGCGCGGTTCCGACGCGACGAGGCCCATCCGGGCCTCACGTGAGCCTGGCAGCTCCGAGTTCCTCCCCCTACTCGTAGAGCGCCAGCCGGCACCCCCAGGGCCTCCTCTCCCCTGGCGCGTGCCTCGCCCCTCGGACCGCTACCCCGAGGGGCTCGACTTCCCGCTACGGCGGGCTGAGGAGCGTTCGAGCGAGTGGTCGCGGCGCGGTCTCCAAAGCCGCAGCCAGCAGGTTCGACTCCTGCCGGGCGTGCATGGATATCTGGTCATGGCTCTGGGTCGGGTGGCTCGGGCTATTCGCAGTCATCGAAGGAGTAGCCCTTGTCAGAGACGACCGAGGAGACACCCTCTCCGAGCACGTCTGGAAGTGGTTCGGCGTCGGCCGAACAGGAGAGAAGCGACCGCCGGCTACCGGTTCAGTGCGTGTGCGGCGGTTTGTTCTGCTCGCCTTCATGGCATGGCTGTCCGCGCACTTCCTGACGGGCGGCCTGGTGTGACGCGCATCCTCTACTTCACCTCCCCCATGTGCCGGCCGTGCCGGGGCTTCGGCCCCGTGCTCCTGGCCGAGCTGGAGGCGCTCGGCGTGGAGGCCGAGAAGATCGACGTATCAACGGGGGCCGGCATGGATACGGCCACCATCTACGACGTTGTGGCAGTGCCCACCGTCGTCATCGAGCGGGATGGCGAGGAGGTAAGGCGCTTCGGCGCACTCCTCGGTTCTTCACTCCAGGACGCGCTCAGCGTCCTGCGATGAAAGGAGGTGACCGGTGGGCGCTCGTGGCCCCGTCCCGAACCGTGAAGAAGACCTCGCGCGCCCCCGGTCGCGCAAGGGCACCGATCAGCAGTCGGTGACCAGAGGCGAGATGAAGCCGGTCAAGATCCCCAACGCGGATCGCGACTGGCACCCCATCGCGCGCCGGCTGTGGGACTCGCTGAAGTCCTCCGGGCAAGCGGACTTCTACCAGAACTCCGACTGGGCTTTCGCGTACTCGCTGTGCGAAGACCTGTCGCACTACAAGAAGTCCGGCAAGAGGTCCGGGCAGATGCTTCAGACCATCTACTCAGCCTTCGAGCGCCTCCTGGTCGCCGAGGGCGATAGGCGCCGTGTGCGCATCGAACTTCAGGAGCCCGAGCCGGACGAGACGCCGACCGCGGTCCTGGCCATCGCCGACTACAAGAAGGATCTCGGGCTCTGACTTCGGGCCCGCCTCCGGTGAGTGAGAGGAGGTGAGTCCCGTCTCAACCCTGACCCTGGAAGACATCGAGGCCCTGGAGCCCGACTTCATCGGCCCGACGTGGCAGAAGACCCCTGACGGCATGTGGTTGCTCCCGCGTAAGACGCTCGGCTGGCAGATCGCCGGCTGGTCCGCGGAGTGGCTGCGTGCTGAAGACGGTGGGCCTTGGAAGTTCACCAAGGAGCAGCTCCGCTTCGTCCTCCACTGGTACGCCGTAGACGAGAACGGGCGGTTCACGAACCGCAAGGGCGTTCTCCAGCGCATGAAGGGTTGGGGCTTACCCCGGTAAGGACCCCCTCCTCGCTGTGCTGTGCCTCGTCGAGCTGTGTGGGCCGTCGCGCTTCTCCCACTGGGACGAGAACGGCGAGCCGGTCGGCGTGGCCCACCCGCGCGCATGGGTGCAGGTCACGGCCGTCAACCAGTCGCAGACCACGAACACGATGGCCCTGATCCCGTCGCTGATGAGCGACGAGTTCAAGGCGAAGTACAACATCAAGGACGGCGCGGTCCTGATCCGCGCCAACGGTGGCAAGTGCCGGCTCGAAGCCGTGACGTCGTCGTACCGCGCCCTGGAGGGCAAGCGGACCACGTTCGTCCTGCTCAACGAAACCCATCACTGGGTGCTCGGGAACGCCGGCCACAAGATGTACGAGACGATCGACGGTAACGCGACCAAGCAGGACAGTCGTTACCTCGCGATCACGAACGCTTACCTGCCCGGCGAGGATTCCGTCGCCGAGCGGATGCGTGAAGCCTTCGAGAAGATCCGCGAGGGCAAGGCCATCGACATCGGCTTCCTCTACGACTCGATCGAGGCGCACCCGAAGACTCCGCTGTCGCCCGAGGCGCTGCGGATCGTGCTGCCGAAGATTCGCGGTGACGCGGTCTGGCTGGTCGCGGAGACGATCATCCAGTCGGTTCTCGACACGACGATCTCGGCCTCGCGGTCGCGGCGTATGTGGCTGAACCAGATCGTCGCCGAGGAAGACGCCCTGTACGGGCCCGAGCAGCTCGCCGACATCCTGCACGAGGGTGCCGTCCTGGCGCCCGGCGACGAGATCGTCATGGGCTTCGACGGCGGCAAGACGGACGACGCGACCGCACTGGTCGCGATCCGGATCAAGGACATGTGCGCGTTCGTCCTGGGCCTGTGGGAGAAGCCGGACGGTCCTCGCGGCGAGGGCTGGTCGGTGCCTCGGGCCGAGGTCGACTCCGCTGTCCATGACGCCTTCCGCGTGCACAACGTGCGGGCTTTCTACGCCGACGTGGCCCTGTGGGAGAGCTACATCTCCGAGTGGTCGGAGACGTACGGCGAGGGCCTGGGCGTGAAGTCGCCAGCCTCGAAGGACGCGATCGGCTGGGACATGCGCTCCAGCCTGAAGGCTTCGACGATGGCGCACGAGCGCCTGATGCGCTCGATCTTCGACCGCAAGCTCCGTTATGACGGGGACCTCGCGCTGCGCCGGCACACGCTGAACGCCCGGCGCCGGACGAACAACTACGGCATCAGCTTCGGCAAGGAGTCGCGCGAGTCGCCCCGCAAGGTCGACGTGTACGCGGCCCTGATGCTCGCGCACGAGGCGCTGTACGACCTGCGTGCGCGCGGCAAGAAGGTCCGGCAGCGATCGGGCCGTGGTTACTTCATGTAGCAGTGTGATAGACAGACAGGAAGGTGGTGAGGCATGGCCGACACCAGCCCAGCATCGCTGGCGAAGGAACTCCTCGCCATCCTCGACCGTGACGAGCATCGGCTTCAACGGATCGACAACTACGTCCACGGGAAGCACGACGACCCGTACATGCCGCCCCAGGCTGACGACGAGTACAAGATGCTCGCGAAGCGGGCGGTGTCCAACTGGATGCCCCTGCTGATCGGTACGCCCGCGCAGGCGCTGTACGTTGACGGCTTCCGCCCCGGCGAGGGCGACTCCGAGCTGCCGACCGCGCCGGCCTCCACGTCGGTGGAGTGGTCGCACTGGCAGCGCTCGCGTCTCGACGCGCGCCAGGCCGCGATCTACCGGGGCGCCCTGTCGTACGGGCACAGTTTCGTGCTGACGGAGAAGACCAAGCGCGGTGTCGTCTCGAAGGGCCTGTCGGCGAAGAAGACGGCAGCCCTGTACGAGGACCCCGCGAACGATGAGACGCCGTATGCGGCCTTGACGATCACGGCCTGGGCGAAGCCCGACGTGCCGGGCAAGGCTCGGATGTGGGACGGCAAGCGCGAGTACGCGGTGTCGTTCAAGTCGCTCACGGACCCGGACGGCATACGTGTTGCGGCCGGCAAGGCGCACGGTGCGAGCGAGTGTCCGGTTACCCGGTTCGCCGCCTCTGTCGACCTCGAAGGTCGCACGGTCGGCGTCGTCGAGCCGATGATCCCGCTCCAGAACCGCATCAACCAGACGATCTTCGACTTGCTCGTGGCCCAGACCTACGCCTCGGTGAAGGTCCGCACGGTCACCGGCATGGCTCCGCCCATGCAGACCGAGCCCGTCGTCGAGAACGGCGAGATCGTCGGCTCGACGGTGAAGCTCGACGAGCAGGGCAACCCCGTTCCTGCGGCCGTCTTCCACAACGCGCGCCGCTTCCTCTTCGCCGAGGACCCCGACGTCAAGTTCGGCTCCCTCGACGAGACCCCGCTCGGCGGGTTCATCGACTCGATCGACATGTCCATCCGGCACTGGGCCGCGATCTCGCAGACCCCGCCGCACCACATGTTGGGGCAGATCGCCAACCTCTCCGCGGAGGCCCTCCTGGCTGCTGAGACCGCGCTCGCACGGAAGATCGCCGAGTTCCGCTCGGCCTTCGGCGAGTCCTGGGAGAGGGTCTTCCGCCTGGCCGCCGAGCTGGAGGGCAACGCCTCTTCCGCCGACGACTTCCACGGTGAAGTGCAGTGGCGGGACATGGAGTCGCGCTCCCTCGCGCAGGCCGCTGACGCTCTCGGCAAGCTCGCCGACCAGCTCGGCATCCCGAAGCGCGGTCTGTGGAAGCGCGTGCCCGGCGTCACTCAGTCCGAGTATGAGGACTGGCTGGACATGGCGGAGGACGAGGATTCCGTGGGCCAGCTCGCTACCGCGCTGACGCGGGCCACCCCGTCCGTGACGTCGGTGCCGGCGACCCCTGATCCCGAGGTGGTCGCCGCGTGACGACCCCAGCCCGACAGGCTGAGGCTGATAGCGCATCCGTCGCCTTCCAGACGGCGCTCACCCAGATCGGGGCGGGCACCGTCGAGGAGGCGTTGAAGCTGTGGCAGACGGTCCCCGCTACCGCGAGGGCCGCCACATCCACGGCGTGGCTGCGCCGGGCTATCACGCTGGTGATGACCCGGCGCCGTATGAGCCGGGACCTTGCCCGCGCCTACTACCGTCTGGTCCGCGCGCTGCGGACCGGCACGACGGTTGCTGACCCGTACCACCCAGAGCCCACGTACGTGACTCTGGACGTCCTGCGGCGAGAGTTCGCCGCGCTGGTCGGAGATGCCGAAGACGGCTCCCTGGAGGAGCGGTCCGACTCGGCGCCCCCCGCTCCCAACACCTCCTCGCCGGCCGCGAGCGGCGCGTCCGCGGAAGTCGGCGAGGAGGGCCAGGACGACTCGGCCCAGGAGGCCGACGACGACCTGACTGACGACCAGATCCTGGTCGAGGAGCTGCCCGGCCTTCGTGAGGACGAGGAGCGGATCGAGCGCGAGGCGGAGGACGAGGCGAGGACCATCCTCGACCTTCTCGGCCCGGCCAACCTGGAGCGCAAGACCTCAGCTCTCGACGAGAGCAAGGCCGCGAAGGACGTCGACCAGGCCCGCGAGGAAGCCCACCGGCAGGCGGGCGCCAGGCAGGCCGCGGCGGCTGCGCGGATCGTGAACAACGGTGGTCGCTCTGCGGTGTGGAACCACATGGGCAAGGACCGCCGAGTCGTCGGCTACATCAGACTTTCGCGCACCGGTACCCCTTGCGGGTGGTGCGCGATGCTCATCTCTCGTGGCGCTGTCTACCGGTCGCAGAAGAAGGCCGGCCCGTCCCTCGCTGACCTGGAGTCCGGCGACTACGCGGACGGCGACAAGTACCACGACAACTGCAACTGCTACGCCGAGCCGATCTTTTCGCGCGAGCAGTACGGAAGCTCGGACCTCTACGAGCTGAACCGCCGGTACGAGGAGCTGTGGCCGAAGGTCACACGCGGCCTGTCCGGCAAGGCGGCTGTATCCGCCTGGCGCCGGTTCATCCGGCAAGAACAGAAGGCCGCAGCCCAGGAGGCGCGGCAGACATCCCCAAGCGTCCAGGAGGCGTAAGCGTGCCCGAGCAGGAAACCCCCAGCACCGAGACCGAGCAGACCGTCGAGACGCCCCCGGAGGGCGAGGCCCCCAAGGGCGAGGAGACGGAGCAGACGCCGGCCGATGAGTCGGTCCCGGCTGACGTGCTGCGTAAGAAGCTGACCGAGGCGAACGCCGAGGCGGCGAACTACCGCACCAAGCTCCGTGAGGTCGAGGCCCGGTTCGCTGACGCCAAGACGACCGAGGAGTTCGAGGCTGCGGTCGCCGAGCTGAAGGCGCAGAACGAGGCGCTGGAGCGGCAGATCCTGCTCAACAGTGTGGCAGCCAAGTACGAGCTGCCCGAGGCCCTGGCCAAGCGCCTGACGGGCGCCACTCCCGAGGAGCTGGACGCCGACGCGAAGGAGCTTCAGAAGCTCATCGCCCCGGCTGCCCCCGACTCCCTCGGTGGAGGTCTGACGCCGCCTGACGGCAACGACGACTTCGACCCGGTCAAGGCCGCTCGGGCTGCGCGCAGGCGCAGTTACTGAGCAACTCCTTCTGGCCCAGGTGTGTAAGTGAGACACGCCGAGCCTCCCCCCCTTCCTCAACTGACAGGAGAACCACCCCCGTGGCTTACACCCCGCACGACGTCATCAAGCCGGAGAAGCTCGCCGCGACCGCGGCGGTCGCCCTCGAAGAGTCCCTCGTCGTCCCTGCCGTCTTCCAGCGTGAGGGCGTCGACCAGTTCAAGGGCGCCAAGGGCGACGCGATCAACGTCAAGGTCGAGGGCGTCCTGCCCTTCCGGACCTACGGCTGGAGGAACGACCGGTCGACCGAGATCCAGTTCGACACCTACAGCGAGAAGACCGTCCAGGTCACCTTCGGTGGGGACATCTACTCGGCCGTCCAGCTCACCGACGAGCAGGAGGCGTTCGACCTCAACGGCTGGGCGAAGCTCATGGCCAAGCAGACCGAAGCCGTGGGCAAGGGTCTGGAGTACCAGGCCGTCGACTACCTGCTCGACGCCCCGTACGAGATCACCCTGGCCGGCGCCAAGTCCGGCCGCGACCTGCGCGGCACCCTCATCCGGGCCCGCGAGGTCATGAACAAGCTCCGCGTTCCCGCCGAGCAGCGCACCCTCCTGGTCGGTTCCGGCTGGGAGACGGCTCTCCTGTCGGACGACAAGCTCAACCTCGCCTCCAACGTGGGTGACGCCGAGGCTGTCTCCGCGCTGAAGGAGGCCACCATCGGCCGCCGGTTCGGCTTCAACATCGTCGTCTCGAACGAGCTGCCGGCCGACTTCGCCGTCGCTCTGGTCGGCTCCGCGTTCATCTTCGCGACCGGTGCCCCGTCCGTCCCGCAGTCCGTCCCGTTCGGTGCTGCCGCGTCCTACAACGGGGTGGCGCTGCGCTGGATTCGCGACTACGACGCGACCCGCATGACGGACCGCTCGATCGTGAACACCTACAAGGGCTTCCGCATCGTCCAGGACACGCTCATCGGCCGCGACGCTGGCACCCGCCAGGCGTTCGTCTCCGAGCACGAGCACTTCGTCCGCGCGATCAAGCTCGACCTCGACGCGACCGAGGACGTCCTGCCCGACCCGGATGGCCCGGACGCGAAGGCTCAGGAGCTGGCCGCGATCACCGGCATCGCGGGTCCGGCTGACGGCGCTGGCGCGTAAGCGAGTCCACTGAGCCAGGGCAGGGTGTGATAAACAGACACGCCCTGCCCTGGCTCGCCCCGGCGAGTAAGGAGACACCGTGGCCTACGCCACCCTCGACGACCTGAAGGGGCGACTCGACTGGACGCTCGACGCTGACGAGGAGCGCATCGCGACGTCCGCCCTGGAGGACGCCTCGGATCTGGCCGCCCACTACGGGCGTGACTGGCCGGACGACACCGTCCCCCGCATGGTCCGCACGCTCGTCCTGAAGGCGTGCAAGCGGTACATGTCCAACCCGGACGGCTACACCCAGTCCCGCGCGGGCGACGAGACCCTGGGCTGGAACGACGCAGCAGGCGAGAACGCCGGCACCGTCTACTTCACCGACGAGGAGATCAAGCTCCTCGCCTCCCTGGCCGGCCGATCCACCGGCCTCTACTCCGCGGGCGTTGTCGCCTGGCAGACCGTCCTCCGCCCCGTCTCTGCCGGCCTCGTGCCGACCGAGCACGGCAAGGACTTCCCCCTGTTCGCTGACGAACAGGAGCCCTGGTGAGCAGCCTTCAGCGCAGACGCGGCGTATCCGCCAAGGTCTGGAAGACGGTCGAGCACATCGACAGCCGGGGCAACAAGGTGCTCGTGGCCGACCCGGCGGGCCCCATCGAGGTGCGCTGTGCGCTCATCCCTCAGCGGTCCTCGAAAGCGGAGGTCCCCGGCCAGCAGCAGATCAACATCACCCGCATGATCGTCGATGCCGACATGCCGGGCGTCACGCTCTGGTCGCGCGTCGAGGTGCTCGGCACCCAGTGGGACATCGTCACGCCGCCGGCCTACCACCACGGCACCCGCAAGACGAGGCACTGGTCCATCGACATCCGGGAGCGCCCGTGAGCGTCGACTGGGAAGACAACGTCAAGGGCCTGAAGATCGAGGAATTCCTGGCCCGCATGGACGGCGTCCAGAGCTACCTCGAAGTGCCCCAGTTCAAGATCCTGGTGCGCGCCGAGGAGAACCTGAACGCCGCCAAGAGCCGCCTCGCGAAGAACCAGGACATCGACCTGAGCCGGGCGCACATCAAGGCCGAGCGTGGCCGCATCGACCGCTACGTGGTCCTGGAGGACACCTCCTCCAGCAGACAGGGCGGCAACCCGAACTCGGCGCTCGCCATCGAGAAGGGCCGCAACGCCTACGACGTGACGCTCCTGAACCCCGAGGGCGAAGTCGTCAACGAGTACACGGTCGGCGCCATGGACGGCCTGCACATCCTGACCGACGCGGCCCGACTCCCTCGCAAGGACAAGGGCGGAGCGCGCGTGAAGCGCCGCGTGAAGATCCGCATGAAGAAGGGGGGTCGCGCCAGTGGCCGGGCTTCCCGCCGAGATTAAGGCGCTCGCCGAGCTGTCCCCCGTCGAAGACCTGCTCCTGGCCGTCCTTCGCGACGGCCTGCCGGGCATCAAGGTGCAGTCCCTCATCGAGAAAGACCAGCACTTCCCGTTCGTCCTCGTCCGCCGTGACCCGAGCTTCGGTGTCTGGTCGGGCGACACCCGCTTCACCGACGCCGCCCGCGTGGTGGTGCAGTGCTTCTGCGAGGACCCGGACGGCGACGCCGACGCGGCGATCCTCGCCGAGGCGGTCCGCGTGGTCATGCGCGACGCCTGGCTGAAGCAGAAGGTCTATCCCGGCCGGGGTCACCTGACCCGCGTGGACCTGGCCTCTGCCCCTCGCCGGGCCACCGACTGGGCCACGGCTACCGGACCCGTGCAGTACGCGGACCTGCCCACCGGAGTGTGGCGCTACGAGACGCAGTACGACGTCGAGATCCGCAAGCCGCGCACCAAGCCCTTCCCCCTCCCCACCACCCCATAGCTCGATGTGATAGTGAGACACACCGCGAGTAAGGAGACACGCTCGTGGCACTGAACGATGCCGCAACCCTCGTCATCGGTAGTGGCAACTACCTGACCGCCCCCACCGGGACCGAACTGCCGGCCGACCTCCTGACCCCCCTCTCCCCGTGGGAGGCCGTGGGTCACACGTCGCTGGAGGAGATCTTCTCGATCACCTCCGAGGGCGGCGAGGCCACCACCATCGGCTCGCTCCAGAACAAGAGCCTGCGCACCAAGTACAGCGCGCGAACTGAGTCGATGGGCTTCACACTCCAGCAGTTCGACGTCGAGGGCCTCAAGCTCTACTACGGCTCGAACGCCCCGGTCCTGCCGGACGGAAGCGTTGGTGTTCCGACCGACCCGATCCCGACCACCGCGGCCTTCCTCGCCGTCTTCGTGGACGGTGAGAACCACTTCGCCTTCTACGCCCCGAAGGCGGAGATCTACCGAGGCGACGACCTATCCTTCGGTGACACCGAGTCCCTCGCCGGCCTGCCCCTGTCGGTGAAGCCGATGCCGCACGGCGCCAACTCCTGGTCCTACGCGATCACTCCGCTCGGCGGCGTCGCTGCGACGGGCGCGACCGCCGGCACGCCTGGCTCCTTCACCCCGGCTGGCGCAGCCACCCCGTACGACCTGGCTGACCTGGTCGAGCTGACCGCGTCCCCGGCGACCGCCTGGACCACCGGCCAGTACGTCGTGCTCGGCGACGGATCGCACGCCTACTGGGACGGCGACTCCTTCGAGGCCGGCGAAGCGCTCTAACCAGCTCCCCCAGCGCGCGAGTGGTGCGGACCTCCTCACGCGCTGGGGGCCTCCCCTGCGGAGGCCCTTTCCCCGACGGTCCGCCCCCTTTCCTTTCACCCCTTACCCCCTGGAGGTCCGCACCCCATGGCCCAGTTCTCTCTCGACGACATCCGCGCCGCCGCCGACGCGAAGTACGGCTCGACCGACATCGCCCTCGACGACAAGACCACGGTCGTCCTCCGCAACCCCCTGCGTCTGTCCAAGGCTGAGCGCGACGAGCTGGCCGCGCTCCAGGACAACCTCGACGGCGACAGCGACAAGGACCAGGCCGACGTCCTGGCGGACGCGATCCGCCTGGTGGCCAAGGACAAGAAGGTCGCCGAGAAGCTGATCGACAACATCGACGGCGACCTCGCGCTCCTGGCCCAGGTCTTCGAGACCTACAGCTCGGGCACTCAGGCGGGGGAAGCCTAAGCCTCGCGCACCTGATCGATGAGTACGGCGAGGGCCTGTACCCCGACCTCCTCCACTACTACGGGATCAACCTCGTGGACGTGGTGGACGGTCGGGGCCCCTCGCCCGCACTCGTCCACCTCTTGGTGCGGAGGCTGCCCGACACCTCCCTGACCATGGCCCTCGCGTCGGGCGGCAGGGACCACTTCGGCTGGGGCGTCGACCGCCACATGACAGCCGACCTCTACGACGCGCTGAACCAGCAGACGCGAGCGACTGGCAACTGGGGCAAGAAGGGCGCTCCGAAGTTCCCGGAGTACCCGCGACCCAAGGCCAAGAAGAAGTCCCGCAAGGGCGAGAAGAAGCGCCGCCTCTCTGTGGCGGAGATCTACAAGCAGTTCACTGCCCGGAGGTAGGCCCATGTCAGATGCGCAGGTCGTCGGCCGCGTTGCGGTCAAGATTCTGCCGGATACCAGCACGTTCAAGCAGGACGCCGAGGCCGAGCTGAAGAAGGCCGAGCGCGGCCTTGAGGTCAAAGCCAAGGTCGTCCTCGACGGTGAGCACATCAAGGAGCAGGCCAAGCAGATCCAGGCCACTGCTCAGCAGGCCCTGAAGGACATCAACCTCAAGGTCAACCTCGACAACGAGGAGTCCCTGCGCGCGGGCATCGCCCGCATCCAGGCCGAGTTGAACAAGCTCGACGCCGTTGACATCAACATCGGCCTCAACGAAGGCGACCTGGGCGCCGGCCTCGACATGCTGCGCGAGCGGCTGGCCGAGATCCAGTCCATCAAGCTGCGCATCGACGAGTCGAGCCAGTCATCCATTCAGGCCGCCATCGCCAAGATCGACGCCGAGCTGGGCAAGCTCCGCGAGATCGAGATCGACGTCAAGGTCGACGAGGACGAGCTGCTCGCCATGCGCGACATCCTGTCCGGGAAGCTCGCGCTCGACCTGTCGATCAACTGGGACGACGACACCTCGATCCAGCAGGCCATCGCCCGCATCGACGCCGAGCTGAACAAGCTCGCAGAGGTCGAGCTGCAAGTCGGCCTCGACGAGGCGTCCCTGCGCCAGGCCCGCGCCGACCTCCAGGACACGCTCAACGAGCGTATCCAGATCCAGGTCGAGGCGGACAAGGCCGCGGCCCAGCGGGCGTACAACCTGATCCAGGACTCGCTCAACAACATCAAGATCAACCCGAAGCTCGACGATGCCGACGTCGCCAAGGTGAAGCGCCAGCTCGAAGCCGCGTTCATGCGGATGGAGGAGTTGAAGGCGAAGATCACCCCGGAGATGGATGCCATCGCGAAGGCGAAGGTCGAGCGGGAGATCGACGACCTCAAGGACAAGATCGACGGCCTGAAGGCCGAGATCGAGCCCGAGACGTCCAAGGGCGCAGTCGCCCTGGTCATGGCTGAGATGGCCAAGCTCGCGCGCAACCGCATCGTCAACATCATCCCGAAGGTGAGCCTGTCGGCCTACGCCACAGCCACCGCGATGATCAAGGCGCTGGCTGGTGCCCGCGTGCTGAGCAACATCTTCACCAAGCTCGGCAACGTCCTGAAGAACCTGGACAAGAACGTCCCGATCGTCGGCACGCTGGCCTCCGCCATCGCCGGCCTCGCCGCGTGGGCCATCGCGGGCGCGAGCAACCTGTTCGCCTTGTCCGCGTCGCTGGCGCAGATCGGCGCAACGTCCCTCGCTCTGCCGGGAATTCTCGGCGGCATGGCGATCGGCATCGGTGCCACGATCGCCGCCTTCAAGGACTTCAACAAGGTTCTACCCCAGGTCAAGGGCCAGCTCTCCCAGCTCCAGGACCTGATCAGCGAGAACTTCTGGGCCGAGGCCAAGACCCCGATCCGCGAGCTGATCGACACCCTGCTTCCTGAGCTGACGGCCGGCTTCGAGAAGACCAGCACGCAGCTCGGCCAGTTCTTCGGCGGGTTCGCCGACTCCCTGAAGTCCTCCCTTGCCCCCGCCCTGGGCGGCATGTTCGACGACCTCTCGAAGTCGATCGACATCGCCACCACCGGCACCGGAGCCTTCGCCAACATCATCAAGGTGCTCGGCGAAGTTGGCGCCGGGTACCTGCCGCAGCTCGCGCAGTGGTTCGTAGACGTCTCCACCAAGGCGTCGGAGTGGCTGAATCAGAAGGGCGAGTCCGGCCTTCGCGAGGAGATCGACCAGGGCATCAAGGCCCTGAAGGATCTCGGCGGGGTCCTGTACGAGATGGGCGGCATCTTCGCCGGCATCTCCCGCGCAGCAACCGAGGCCGGCGGATCGACGCTCGGCATGGTCCGCGAGACCCTGGCGGGCGTCCATGAGGCGATCGACTCCAGCGCCGTCCAGTCCAAGATGGTCGGCCTGTTCACCGCCGCGCACGACGCGATGTCCAACATGGCGAAGGCCGGCGGCGAAGAGATCAAGGCGTTCTTCGGGCAGTTCGTCGGGCTGCTGACTCAGCTCCTCCCGCAGGTCGGAACGATCCTCGGTACGGCCATGGGTGGCATCGCCGCGGCCCTGAACCAGGACGCTGTCTTCGCCGGGGTGTACGCCCTGTTCGACGGCCTGGAGAAGGGCGTTAACGGCGTCCTGCCTGTGCTCGCCCCCCTGGGTGCGGCACTCGGTGCGGTCATGACGATCATGGGCGCGCTCGCTGCCCAGCTCGGCCCGCTCGTTGCAGCCGCGCTGACCCCGCTCGCGGAGGCGTTCACCGCGCTGACCCCGGCGATCCTCCCGATCGTCGAACTGCTCGGCGGAACCCTGACGGGCATCTTCCAGCAGCTCTCGCCGATCATCGCGCAGCTCGTCCCCGTCGTGGGAGAGATGCTCGGCGCCGCGTTCGGCGTGCTGGCGGCCATCCTGCCGCCCATCTCCGAGCTGTTCATGACGATCATGACGGCGGTCGTCCCGCTGGTCGAGTCGCTGATCGCCGGCCTCGCCCCGATCCTCCCGGTTGTCGCCGAGGCGTTCGGTCAGATCATCACGGCCGTGACCCCCGTGGCCGACCTGCTCATGCAGCTGTTCAGCGCGGTCATCACCCCGCTGATCCCGCTGTTCGAGTACATCGTCAACGCGGTCATGCCGCCCCTGGTGGACGCGTTCAACCGCGTCTCCGAGGCGCTCCAGCCCTTCCTCCAGGCGCTGATCCAGGTCGTGAACTTCCTGATGCCGATCCTCGTACCGGCGCTGGAGTTCCTGATCGACCTGATCGTGGGCTCCCTGGCGATGGCGCTGGACGGCATCGTGAAGGTGTTCACCGGTGTCCTCGACATCATCATGGGCGCCTGGAACCTGTTCGCCGGCCTCTTCACCGGTGACTGGTCCCGTGCCTGGGATGGCATCAAGCAGATCTTCGGCGGGATCTGGGACATCATCGTCGGCATTTTCGAGTTCGTCATCAACTTCGGCATCTTCGGGTTCCTGAAGAAGGGCCTCGCCCTCATCAAGAGCCTGTGGACGACGGGTTGGAACGCGGTCAAGGACTTCTTCCCTGGCCTGTGGTCCAAGATCCAGAGCTACCTGTCTCTGGCGTGGACCGGCATCCGGGGCCTGATCGACGACGGCCTGCGGTTCGTCCAGAACCTGTGGCGCACCGGGTGGAACAACGTCAAGCAGTTCTTCACGGACGCCTGGGTGTCGATCAAGTCGAAGGCCGAGGACGGCGCGAAGTCCCTCTGGAAGGCGATCCAGGACGGCGTGAAGAACGCCATCAAGTTCGTCAAGGAACTGCCGACCAAGGCCAAGGACGCCCTGAAGGATCTCGGCGGAACGCTGAAGGACGCGGGCGTGAAGCTGATCAAGGGCTTCGTCAAGGGCATCACCTCGATGTTCGGCGGCGTCAAGGACGCGCTCGGCAACCTCACGGACAAGCTGACGAGCTGGAAGGGCCCCGAAAGCCTCGACCGCGTGCTGCTGGTGAACGCCGGCCAGCTCGTGATCAACGGCTTCATCAAGGGCCTGGAGTCTCGCTACGGCGCGGTGAAGAAGTCGCTCCAGGGCCTGACCCAGGACGTGGCCGATACCGCGTTCGACGCCCCCGAGATCAAGTCCATGGGTACGGCCCGCGGAGTCACCTCCGCAGTGACGGCCGCCCTCGCCGGCCGCGACGGCGCCGGCACCACGCGGGTCCTCAACTACTACGCAGCACCGGGCTTCTCTATCGACGCCGAAGAGGATCTGTTCGCCGCTGCCAACCGAGCACGGATGGGATGGTGATCCACTAGTGCCCAAGCTGCTCCTGAGCAGCGGCGCGGACACGCTCGACCTGAACGAGATCGCGGACAAGGGCCTGGGTTTCCAGGCCAAGACGGGGGCGACAGGCTTCGGCCTGCCCCCCGTCTCCGTCCAGTGGCTCGAAGGTGCGGGCGACGGCGCTGTGTACCGACGTAGGCGAGTCCTACCCAGGGACATCGACGTCCCGCTGGAGATCCTGGCGCGCAACCGCCGCGACCTCCAGACCCGCATCTCCCGACTGGCCCTCGCGCTGGCCGGGAGGTGCACCCTCATCCTCCAGAACGACGACGGCACCCGCTGGCAGACCGAGGTCTACCGCACAGGCGGAGGCGACTTCACGTACGGCATCGAGACGACCGGCGAGCGCGAGTTCGAGACGGTCGTCACCTTCCGCGCGCCGGACCCGTACTGGACCAGTTCGGTCATCGAGACCCGGCAGATCACCGGAGCTACCTCTGCCCCGTTCCTGTCGAGTCTGTCCAACCTGAACGTCGCCGCCTCGCAGGCGATCGGCGAGATCCAGCTCAACAACTCGGGCGACGCCGAGGCGTACCCGATCTGGAAGATCTACGGCCCCGGCAGTACGTTCACCGCCGTCTCGCCTTCGGGGGAGCGGCTGAAGTGGAACGGCACGCTCGCGGCCGGCGACGTCCTGACCATCGACACCAAGCGGGGCACGGTCACCGACCAGACCGGCGCCAACCGCTACAACCAGCTCGACGCCGCGCCCCGCTTCTGGACGGTCAAGCCCGGCCTCTCTACGGCCGAGGCATCCCTGCTCGACGTCGTGAGCGGTTCGCGCATCGTGTGCTCGTGGCAACCCCGGAAGTGGATGGTGGTGTGAGTGCAGCTCCGTGACATCACCGTCGAGGTGCGGGACAAGACGCTGACCCGCGTCGGCCTGGTCCGCCCCGAGGAGCTGAGCTTCGAGATGCAGGACACCTTCAACAACGTCGGGTCCTGGAAGCTCACCCTCGCCTCGGAGCACCCGCTGACCCCGCACCTGCGGACCCCCGGCTCGGGCCTGATCATCACGGGCCCGAGCGACACTCTGATGTCCGGACCGACCACCAAGTTCGAGCACGCTGCCACGCCGGAAGACCCCGGCGGCAGCGTGGTCTTCGAGGGGGTGTCCGACGACATCGTCTTGCGGGACATGCTCGCGTTCCCCGACCCGACCAACCCTGACGGCGCGACGCAGAGCCTCGCGCACGACGTAAGACAGGGTCCAGCGGAGTCCGTCATGCACTCGTTCGTGCGCGCCAACGTCGGCACCGGAGCCCCTACGCCACGGCGTAAGACAGGGCTCACCATGGGTGCCGACTATGGCCGCGGGCCGCAGGTCGTGAAGTCGGCGCGCTTCCCTGTGCTGGGGAACCTGCTTACCGAGATAGCGCTGTTGGCCAACCTCGGTTTCCGTGTCATACAGCGTGGTGACCGGCTCGTCTTCGAGACCTACGAGGTGTTGGACAGGACCGACTTCATCCGTCTCGACGTGCTCAACGGCACGCTCAGCGGGCAGCGCGCGACGATCTCGGCTCCCGGCATCACGCGCGCCATCGTCGCCGGGCAGGGCGAGCTGACCAAGCGCCAGCTCCTCCAGATCGACTCGCCGACGAGCCTCGAAGCCGAAGCCGACTGGGGCCGGCGGATCGAGCGATGGATCGACCAGCGCAACACCGACGACTGGGCGCAGCTCCAGCAGTCCGGAGACGAGGCCATCGCGGACGAGGGCTTCACGGCCGTCGATGTGCAGCTCGTTCCCATGGAGGACTCGACGATGGCGTTCGGCAAGGACTGGGGCCTGGGTGACCGGGTCGCGGTCGTGGTCGACGGCCAGGAGCTGAAGTCCAACGTGACCGGCCTCGCCTTGAAGGCCGGCTCCAGCGGCTTCCTGGTCGGCGCGGTCCTCGGGGATGCGACCGGGTTCAACCTCGACGTCGCACTGAACAAGCGCCTGGCCCGTGCCGAGAAGCGTGTCTCCCAACTGGAGCGCGCGGACGCCAGCTCGGGCGGCGAAGACATCATGGCGATCATGGGAGTGTGGTGACGCATGGCGGCAACGCCGATGAACTTCTATCGGGGCCACGTTCCCCCCGAGCGGACGGTCGTCTACACCGTCCCTGAAGGCCAGCAGGCCATCGTGACGAACATCGTCTCGACGAACGACCACGCATCGGCCGCGAGCCTCGCCGTCTGGTTCGACGGCTTCCCCATCCTCGCCAACGTGGGCATCGCCTCCAAGGGTGTGCTCACCGTCGAGATGAACCAGGTGCTCCAGGCCGGCGAAACGATCGAAGTGCAGGGCAACGCCTACGCGGCGGCGACCCACATCAGCGGAGTGGAGGTTGTGTAAGTGGGACTGAGCGTCTTTCCGGCGCCAGAGGATTCCGGCGTCGTCGGCCCTACTGGCGCCACTGGTCCGCAGGGCCCGAAGGGTGACACCGGAGCGACCGGCTCGACCGGCAAGGCCGGCAGCCAGGTACTGACCGGCACGGCCGCCCCGACCTCAACGGACGGAGTCGACGGTGACCTCTACATCCAGGACGACACCCGTACGTACCTGGGGGTCACGAGCACGACCCTGACGCACTGGAAGAAGACGGCCGGGGCGTGGGCCCAGGTCGGCACGGTCGGCGGCTCGAAGTGGTACACCAACAACACCTCGACGTCGAGCAGCGACACCAAGCCCGGCGACATGCTCCTGCGTACCGACACGGGCGACATCTGGCAGCGCGGCGCATCGGGCTGGGGTGCCTCGATCGGCAACCTGAAGGGCCCGAAGGGCGACGCGGGAACGCCGGGCTCGCGGATCTACACCTTCCCTGACGCGGCGTCCTCGAACGGCGTGGGCACGGTTGGAGACTTCGCGGTCCGTACGGACACCGGCAACATCTATACGTACAACGAGGGCACCGACTGGGACACGGTCGGCAACATCATGGGGCCGCAGGGTCCAGCCGGTCCGCAGGGCCAGAAGGGTGACCCCGGCGACGGCAACGTCAACACCGTGAACGGCAAAATCGGCCCGGACATCACCCTTGTCGCGGCCGACCTTGGCGCACTGCCGACGACGGGCACCGCCGAGGACGTAGTGGTGAGCCTGAAGGGCAACGGCACGAGCGGCCCGGTCACCTTCTACGGCAACAAGGTCGACGACCAGCGGTTCGCCGTCAAGTCGTCCGGAGGCTGGTACAGCAACGCCCTCGACAACACCGCGTACAACGTGGGCGTCGGCGACACCACGACGCACTTCGGTGGTGGGACGTTCGTCCTGGGCATGAAGAACGCCGCGACCGTCCCGACCACCAACCCGACGAACGGAGTCGTCGCCTACTCCGAGGGTGGCGTGATGAAGGTCCGGCAGACAGACGGCCGGATCGTGACGGTCGGGGACGGCGCCAGGAACGCCTGGACCCCGCAGGCTCTCGGCTTCCAAGCATGGTCCGTGGACCCTGCCGCAGTGGCCAACCCGACCACGCTGAAGGCCGCAGTGATCCAGCGCCTGTACTTCGCCGGCATCAACATCACCGAGCCGACGCCGATCAGTAAGGTCGTCGTCTTCGCCCGAGGGTGGGGCGGCTCCACGCTGATTCCGGCCGCCCGGTTCATGGGCGCCGTCTACAGCGAGGCGGGCGCGCGAGTGGCATGGACCGGCGGCACCCCGCTGTCCAACGTGCCCGCAGCGGGCCAGCAGGCAGGCACACCGACTGACGCGAAGAACAACCATATCGGCGCGGTCCCCCTGAACCTCACTGCCACGACGACGTTGCAGCCGGGTCGGTACTGGGCTGCGTTCCTGATGACCGCTGGCGCATCGACGGACTTCTACTACTTCCACGTCCAGAACGAAGCCCCGTCGAACCCGGCGAACTTCCACCTGCTCGGCACTGCGTTCATGCGAGCCGGCTACCTGGCCTCGCAGTCGACGCTCCCGGCCTCGATCACGCCGTCGAGCATGAAGCTCGACCACGACCCGATCATCCTGGCCCTCGCCTGATGCCCACCCCACACCACAAACCCCCGAGACATCGCTCTCGGGGGTTTTTCGTTTCCACTGGAAGGACCCCCGAGTGGCCATCACCTCCTACCCCTTCGACGAGCAGCCGGTCAGTGAAGGGGAGTTCTCGTACCTCTTCCGCGAACTTCAGTCCACGGGCGTCGCCGACACGGTTGGCGGCCCCGGCTTCTCCGTCTTCGGCGACAGCTCCGGGATGCAGGTCAAGGTCTCGTCCGGCTTCGCAGTCATCCGCGGCCACGCCGTGCAGTCCACGGACACCGAGATCGTCGCGATCGGCGCGGCCTCAACGAGCGTCCGCGTGGACCGTGTGGTCCTACGGCTGGACCCGACCGCGAACACCATCTCGCTCGCCGTCGTCGAGGGCACGCCCGGCGGTGGGGTGCCGGCGCTGACGCAGACCGACACGGGCGTCTACGAGTTCCCCCTGGCTCAGGTCAACGTCGGCATCGGGGCGGCGACGATCACGGCCTCCGCCGTCATAGACGACCGCCGGTTCACCGGCAACACCGTAGGCGGCTGGACCACCGCGACCAGGCCGCAGAGCCCGCGTGTCGGCCGGCTGGGCTTCAACGTCTCGACCAAGACATGGGAGTTCTGGAACGGAACGATCTGGGCCGACCTCGCGCCGACCGTCAGCTGGTCCTCGATCTCAGGCCGGCCGAACGAGTTCACTCCCGTCTCGCACTCGCACGACTGGACCGACCTCAACAACAAGCCGACCGCGTTCAACCCGAGCGCCCACACCCACGACTGGGCGCAGGTCACGGGTCGGCCGTCCACGTACCCGCCGAGTGGGCACAGCCACGACTTCGACAGCCTCACCGGCAAGCCCAGCACGTACCCCCCGTCGTCCCACTCGCACTCGTGGTCCTCGATCACCTCGAAGCCGAGCACGTTCACGCCCTCGTCCCACTCCCACTCGGGCTACCTGACGTCGGGGTCGACGATCGCCTGGGCCAACGGCTCGAAGAAGCCCCACGCAAACTCGGCCTCCGGGTCCGGCACTTGGTACGCAGTCTGGGTCGAGGGCGACGGAACGTTCTGCCGCAACACCTCCTCGATCAAGTTCAAGGAGAACGTCCGCGACTACGCGGTCAACCCTGACGACGTCCTCGCTCTGCGCCCGGTCATCTACGACCGCAAGACGCAGGTCGGCGACGACGGCACCGTCAAGGAAGGCCGCAAGGACGAGGTCGGCCTCATCGCCGAGGAGGTCGAGGCCGCGGGTCTCGACTGGCTGGTGAACTACATGGACGGCGAAGTCGACGGCCTCCGCTACGACCTGATCGGCGTCGCCCTGGTGCCGGTCGTCCAGCGCCAGGCCGCGCAGATCGCGGACCTGTCCGAGCGCCTGGCCGCACTGGAGGCGACGGCGTGACCCTCGCTGTCGAACCCACTGTGCAGGTCTCCCTCATCACGGCCGGCGGCACCGTGCTAGTGACCCTGCTCGGCATCGCCGCCGAGTTCCTGCGCCGCCAGACCCGAGCCCTGAACGAGGTGCGCGAGCACACCCAGGAAGCCCGCGACCAGGTGTCCAACACCCACTCGACGAACCTGCGCGACGACCTCGACTCGGTGATGTACCGGATCGACCGCGTCCTCGCTGGCCAGGAGCGCCACGACGAGGCCCTCCGTGCGCAGGCCGAGGACATCGCCGGCCTCCGCTCCGATATCGCCCACGAGCGCCGCGAGCGCCTGGCCGTGTCCGAGCGGCTCGACGACCACATGGCGGCCACGTCCGCCTGACCCACCCCACCCACGTACGGCCCCGTCTCGACATGAGGCGGGGCCTTCCTGCTCCCCTGGAGGTACACCCCTTGTCCGTCACGATCGTCAGCCGTTCCGAGTGGGGCGCCCAGCCCTGGGACGGCACCCCTGACACCGTCTCCCTGAGCGAGCGCACCGAGTTCTTCGCCCACTGGCACGGCGGCCCGCCCCCGTACAGCGAGGGCGTCCGCGTCCCGCGCGAGATCGAGAAGATCCACATCGGTCAGGGCTGGGCAGGCGTCGGCTACTCCTTCGTTGTCGACCAGGCCGGCACCATCTACGAGGGCCGCGGATGGTCGCTCCAGGGCGCCCACTGCCCCGGTCACAACCGCTCGGGCTTCGGCATCCAGGTGTCCATAGGCACCGGTCAGAAGCCCTCCGCGAAGGCGCTGGCGGCCGTGCGTGCGCTCTATGACGAGGCGTGCCGCCGGACCGGTCGCATCCTCGCGAAGAAGGGCCACAAGGACGGCTACGCCACCGCGTGCCCCGGCCCCGACCTGTACGCCTGGGTCCACGCGGGCATGGTGGCCGGCGACTACGAGCCCGCCCCCGACGCCCCGACCCCGGCCCCGGCCGTCGCCCGCTACCAGGTGACGATCAACGGGCTGAAGTACGGCTACGGCGCGACAGGCGCCCACGTCACCAAGGTCGGCCAGGCCCTGGTCGCCAAGGGCTTCGGCAAGCACTACGCGCAGGGCCCCGGCCCCCGCTGGACGGACGCAGACACCAAGAACTACGCCGACTTCCAGCGCAGTCTCGGCTTCTACGGGAATGACGCGGACGGAGTCCCCGGCGAGTCGAGCCTGATCAGGCTCATGGGCTCCCTGCCCTCCGTGGCCAAGCCTGTGCGCTACGAGCCGTTCCCGGGCGGGGCCTACTTCAAGGGCCGGCCCAAGTCGGCCATCGTCACCGCGATGGGTAAGCGCCTGGTCGCAGAGGGGTGCTCCGCCTACTCCTCAGGCCCGGGTGCCCAGTGGACCGAGGCCGACCGGCGCTCGTACCAGAAGTGGCAGCGCAAGCTCGGGTACACAGGGAGCGCGGCGGATGGCTGGCCGGGCAAGGCGTCCTGGGACATGCTCCGCGTTCCGGAGGTGTGAGCCGATGGCCAAGCGCGGTAAGCCTGTGGCTCTGATCCTTCCGCTCCTGCCGAAGAAGGTACAACCGTACGCGAAGGCGGCCGTCGCGACGATCGGCACGCTCGCTGGCCTGGCCTCCCTCTACCTCGCCGACGAGCCGAAGGTCGCGGTCGCCGTTCACGTCCTGACGGCGCTGGGTGTGTACGTCCAGCCCAACGGAGAGTCCGATTAGCACAGCGTCCCCATCGACCAGCTTGGTCGGTGGGGACGCTCTCGTCGTCTCAGCCTTCCTGCTCCCGGAGCCGGGCTTCGATCTCCTCCATCGTCGTGACTTTGGCTTTCGAGCGTCCGTCGGACTTCCTGGCCGACGGCTTCGTGGCCGTCTTGCGAGCCTTGGGGGCCGGTGCCGTTGGCTTGGGTTCGTCTGACTGTGCGCCCCGAGGAGCAGGAGCCTCGCCCGACCTGCCTCGGACGTGCTCGATCAGGTCGTAGATCGGGCGGGCGTGCTCCGCACACAAGTCCATCTCAACCGTCTCGTCGCCCGTGGTGATCTCGAATGTGGTCGCGGGGGTGCCTCGGTCGATGTCACAGGCGGTGACCTGGATCTTCATCCCACTCCTTGTTGCTCCTTATGCCCTACTCGCACACTACCCGATGGGCAAAGTTGACAAGGGTTCAGCCGACATGGGAAAGTCGGACCAACATGTCAAGCGCATAAGTGGTTGCAGCAGTCGTCGAGAACAGGCAGACCCGTGGCGAAGAAGAAGATCCAGGACGATCAGGAGGTCATCAAGTGGTTCGAGGAGGGCAGGAGTTACGCATGGATGACGGCTGAGTACATGCGGAAGTACAACATCGAGATGTCCCCCTCGGCCTGGGGGAACTTTCGGTACAGGAAGGGCCTCGATCGGCGCATCGCGCGTGACGACGATCTGATTCCGTGGGCCATGAAAGAGGAGCACCGCCAGCAGTATCCGGTGATCATGCTTCGTGCCGAAGCTCGAAGGCAGGCCGGCCTTGAGGTAGACGAGGACAAGGCGAAGCGCTTGGAGTCCTGGAAGGCGATGCTTAAGAGGGAGAACGTCGTGGTCCACTACGAGCCGAGGCTCGACGGGTTCTACTACGTTCCGCGTGAGGAAGGCGACGGCGAGTTCATCCGTGCGCCCAGGGAGAAGACGACCAAGCGTCGCAACGCTGACGAGCGCGACAGTTAACCCTTCGCACCACGCAGCAAGGCCCCCGGTCGAGCCTGGCCGAGGGGCCTATTTGTCATGCACTGAACGTGATGCGTTGGGAACGGAGGGTTGCTACTCACTTGAACGCTACATGTTTAGGGGTTAGATTCGAATCAACGTTCGAGCAAGGCGGGACTTGACGGCTGACCTGGGGAGATGCCAAGATTCGCGAACGCCTTGTCTCACTAACACATGGGGGGAATGCATAGTGCTTCGAGTCCTGGAGAGGGCCGACCTGGTTGCTGACGGTGGACGCATCCGCGTCTACATCGGTGCCGAGTCGGAGGACTTCCGGATGATCACAAATCCGCACGAGCACGACAGCGCGATCATGAAGGACCTGCTCAAGTTCCTTAAGGCGCTGGGGCTTGAGATGGTCAACCAGGCCGAGTACGACGAAGAGTTCGACACGGAGGACAACATCATTACGTACCTGTGTGAGCGCGAGCCCCTGGTGGCAGAGTGGCTCTGAACCTGATCGAGGTTTCACCGCGATCGGCACACCCCAACCACTCGGTTCCCCGAGATGGTTGGGGTCGCCCCCTTGTTGTCCCGAGGGCTGGCGGGAAGCCGAAAGGCTACGCGCGGACGACGACGTTCATCGACTGCATCGAGGACAAGGGTGCCCTGATCGACTGGGGCAAGCGTATGGTCCTGGTCGGTGCCGCCAAGCGGGCGGACCTGGTTGACTCGGCCCGCGGCCTGAACCCTGAGGACTCGGCAGACAAGAAGACGCTCAACTTCCTGTCGAAGCAGGCGACCGACGCTTCGGGCGCGAACGAGAAGAGGGAGCGGGGTACGCACCTGCACAACCTCTCCGAGTTGGTCGATGCGGGCCAGCCGCTCCCTGCGACGGCTTCGCCGCAGGATGTCGAGGACATGGGGGCATACCTCATGGAGACGTCCGTGCTCACGGTCAAGGCCGTCGAGCAGTTCGTCGTGGTTGACGAGTTGGGAGTCGCCGGCACCTTTGACCGCATGGCCGAGTACGACGGTCCGGGACCGGACGGCGAGCCGCTGTCGGGGGACTTCATCTGTGACCTGAAGACGGGCTCCGTCGAGTACGGCGGTCTGAAGATGGCGGCACAGCTCGCGTGCTACTCGCGTGGCGTGCTGTACGACCACACGCGCTTCCCGGTGGACGTCGACAACAAGGCCGAGCTTGCTTCTTTCAAGAAGCGTGTGATAGAAATACACGACGCAGCGGGGGCCTACAAGCCTCTGCCGCCGGTCAACCAGGACTGGGGCATCATCATCCACCTGCCGGCAGGCAAGGCGGAGTGCACCCTGTACTGGGTGGACCTGAACCTCGGTTGGGAGGCGGCGAAGTTGGCGCTGACGATCCGGGGGATGCGGTCGAAGTCGCGCAAGGCGATGATGCCGTTCGCAAGGCAGGCCACAGAGAAGCAAGTTCCTTCGACCGGCTGAGAGTGTGATAGAGTGACTAAGTCAACCGCGAGAGAGGAGCAACGGCGAGTGAGTGAATCGGGTCGGAGCATCACCGTCACCATCAAGTACGGCAAGGGGTATGACGACTCCTGGGCGGTCTTCAAGGGCCGACCGGGGGAAGTCCGCGAGGACGTCATCGACTTCTTCGGGATGGAACGTGATAGTCTGACAGGGCTGACGCTTTCAGACGTCGTCACCAACGCCACGAACATCGCCCACGGCAAGGGCCTGATCGCCACCCAGCTCGGTGCGACGGTCATCTCCGAGGAGCCGGCGCCGGTCAAGCCGGCGGGTGACCCGTGGGCCAGCGTCGGCGGCTTGCAGCAGGCGGCCACGCCCGCGGCCCCCGAGCAGGACAAGAACGCCTGGATTCTCGGTGAGATCGAGAAGCAGAAGAACCGCGTCGAGCTGAAGAAGCTCTGGGCCGCGAACCAGTCGTTCTTCGCTGACCCGGCCGTCATGGAGGCATACAAGGCCAAGGGGAAGGCGCTGCCCGCGTGAGCAAGGTGACCATCGTTTCCACCGTGACCTACGCCCTCGAAGTCGATCTCCCCCTCGGGTTCCTGATCGACGAGAAGGTCTTCGCCGCGCAGCACTCGAAGGATGCCGTGCAGGCCCTTCGGGACAGCGCGCCCACTGGACAGAAGGTGATCGACGCCCAGGCGTCCACCGTCGTCATCCCCGCCCGACCCTGGTGAAGCCCACCAAGGGCGAGGAAGTCGCTGTCATCGTCACCCTCGCGCTCGGCATCATCGCGAGCATCTGGCTCTGGACGTCCGCGCCGTGCGGGCTCTGGACCTTCAGCAAGGTCGGCGACATGCCGGCCCGTTGCCTCACCAAGTAACCGAACACCGTTCACCGAACACAAGGAGATACGCCCAGTGGCTCTCAACCTTCTCGACATCCCCGTGCAGGCCGGCGGCTGGTTCAAGCCCGCTGACGTTCAGAGCGCCGTCGCCATCCTCCTGGAGGTCCACTCCTTCGAGCGCCAGCGCCCGACCCCGAACGGGCCGAAGGACAGCGTCCTGGCGGACGTCACCGTCTTCAAGGACCAGGGCCAGCTTGCGGCCGGCACCCCGGAGGTGACGAAGGGGACGCGCATCGAGCAGACCATCCTCGCCCGCGACCTGGAGACCATCGTCGGCGGCGCCACCATCGTGACGCTCGACCAGATCCCTCCGAAGAAGCCGGGCCAGCGCCCCGCGTGGGTGTGGCGTCCGCTCAACGACGCCGACGCCCGCACCAAGGTCATCGCGTACGCCAACGCCCGCGAGGCCAAGGCGGAGGCGGCCGTGGACGACGCCCCCGACTTCGACTGATCCTAGTGTGATAAACGTCCGGAACGAGACCAGGAAGGAGGGAGATGGCGGGCGGAAGCCCCGCTGAAAGGAGGTCCCGAGTGCGTCCAAGCTGGGACCAGTGGGCACTGTCGATCGCCGAGGCGGTCGCAACCCGCGCAGACTGCACCCGCGCCCAGGTCGGGGCGGTGCTGCTCAGTCGCCGTCGTCGCGTGCTGAGCGTTGGTTACAACGGCCTTCCGGCCGAGCTCCCTGGCTGTGCGAGCGCAGGCAACTGCCCGCGAGGCCGGCTCTCCGCGGAGGAGTGCGAGCCGAACTCTGACTACTCGAACTGCCCGGCGGTCCACGCCGAGGCGAACGCCATCTACCACGCAGACCCGCACGAGTTGCCCGGCGCCACCTTGTACGTGACGCGCCGACCGTGCCCGGCCTGCGCCACCCTCATCGCTTCCGCTGGCGTCCAGCGGGTCGTCGTTCTCGGAGAGGAGTCCGGTACGTGCTCACCCCTGGTAGGTCTCTTTCGCTCCATGCGGAGTCGGGCCGTGAACTCCCTCGAATAGAGGCGTTCGCCGATCTGTACGCCGCTGGTGTGCGGCCCCGTCACGGCGAGGTCGTGATGATCGCCGGTCGGTCGGGCACGCAGAAAAGTGGGTTCGCCCTCTTCTGGGTGGCGCAGATGAACTTGCCCACCCTCTACTTCTCGGCCGATATGAGCGCCTTCACGGCGTCCTCGCGGCTGGCGTCGATGGCGACCAGGGACACGACCGAGATGGTCGAGGCCGGCATGGCGGAGGGCGGGAAGTACCGCCAGGCGTACCTCGACGCGCTGGCCGACTCGCAGATCACCTTCTCCTTCGGCTCACCCATCACCTGGCGGCAGATCGACGAGGAGATCGAGGCGTACATCGAGCTGTGGGACGCGTATCCGCAGGTCATCGTGTTCGACAACCTCATGGACTTCGAGAACGCGGAGTCGGACTACACCGAGCAGATGGCGGTGATGCAGGGCGCAACCGAGCTGGCCCGCGACACGGGCGCCACGGTCATCCTGCTGCACCACGCCAGTGACAAGGCGTGGGAGGCGAAGACGTCGCCCTGGAACCCGCCGAGCCGGGACCAGATCAAGGGCGGACTCTCCGAGAAGCCCGAGCTGTCCCTGTCGGTGGCGCTGGACCCGACCTCGCTGGCGTACCACGTCGCGTGCGTCAAGCAGCGCATGGGCCCGTGCGACCCGACCGCACAGCGCTACACCACGATGATCTGCGAGCCCGAGTTCACGCGCTTCCGCCGGGCGGAGCCCAGGCAGATCATCCAGGCCGCGAAGCAGCCAGCCGCGCAAGAGGAGTGGAGCCCCACGAAGGTGCTCCTCGGTTCCTAGGACAGGATGTGATAAAGTGACGGACACGTCAGCACGCAACAAGCGCAACAAGCGCAAGGGCTCCCAGTGGGAGAGCGACCTGCGGGACGGCCTGCGGGGCGAGGGGTTCGATGTCGAGTCCCTGCGCCTGGCCGGCAAGGAGGACGAGGGCGACATGGTCGTCCGGCTCGGCGGCGAGTTCCTCGTGATCGAGGCCAAGAACGCCAAGCTCGAACCGGCGACGTTCGTCCGGGAGGCCAGCGTTGAGCGCCTGAACTTCGCCAAGCACCGCGGCCTCGACGAGCAGGCGGTCTCCTCGATCGCCGTCGTGAAGGCCAGGGGCAAGAGCTGGCGTCAGGCGTACGTGCTCACCACGTTGGAGAACTACCTCGGGCTGGACCCGAAGTGATCGGCTTCATCGGCTCGGACATGACCCAGGACGAGCGCAACGAGCTGTGGGACCAGACGGAGGCGTTCTTCGCCTACATCGAGGACCCGGACTCCGACCTGACCACCACCCTCGCGATCGAGGAGACGTACGGGGTGGACCTTCAGGGGGTGGCGTGAGGTACCGCAGGGTCGGCGAGGTCGACCATGACGACGAGAACAAGCCCAGCCTCGAAGCCGTGATGGAGCACTTCGAGGTTGACTTCAACTCGGAGCGGAACACAGGGATGGGCAAGTGCCCACTCCACGACGACAACACCCCGTCGATGAGCTACAAGCTCGACGCCGGGCTCTGGAAGTGCCACTCCTGCGGTGAGGGCGGCGACAGCTACACGATGATCATGTTGAAGGAGGAGACCGATTTCCGAGGAGCACGAGCCCTTGCGGCCACTCTCGGCCTCCCAGCGGGAGATGCTGGAGGAAGCGACGCGGGCGTACGAAGGAGCGCTTACGGCGGAGGCCGCACAGTGGCTTCACGCAAGGGGGCTGGGAAGGGAGGAAGCAACTTCCGCCCGACTTGGCGTCGTCGCTGACCCCTTCCCCGGCCATGCGAAGTACCGGGGGATGCTGGCCATCCCCTACCTGGACCGCAACGGCAAGCCGCTGACGATCCGCTTCCGGTGCCTCCAGGAGCACAACCACCGGGACTACTTCCACGGGAAGTACAACACCATCAAGGACGACGTCCCGCGCATGTACGGGATCGACTCCATCCATGAGGCCGGCGACACGATCCACATCACCGAGGGCGAGCTGGACCGGGCGGTCCTGCGCAAGCTCGGGCTGTACGCGGTCGGCGCTCCCGGCGCGAACATGTGGCAGCCCCGACACCGCCGGATGCTGGCCGGCTTCTCTCGGGTCTGGGTCTGGGGAGATCCGGACGAGGCCGGCGCGGAGTTCTCCGCGAAGATCTGCCGCCAGCTCCGCACGGCGAAGGCCGTGCGGCTGCGGTCCGGCGACGTAACCGACGCGTACCTGGCAGGGGGCGCGGACGCGGTCCTGTCTCTTATCGACGACGAGGTGTGATAGTGGAACAGGCGACTACGACAGCAAAGCCGAAGCGCGCCCCCCGCAAGGTCGACCCCCTGGCCAAGCTCCTCAACGAGGTGAAGGCCGAGATGGGCAGGGTCGGCACCACCACCACGACGCCTGCCTTCCGGCGCCAGTCCCACGACGGCAGAGCAGCCGCCTGGGGCCGCGAGTACGCCAAGACGGGCAGCCTCGACGCTCTGCTCCTGTCCCTTGCCTTCGAGGTCGGCGCGAGCACGGCGCTGGAGGTGCGCTACTCCCTCGTTCAGCTTGCCGCCGCAGCCCTGGCGGAGGTCGAGCGCATCGACAAGGCCGGCCGATGAACGAGGAAGAGTTCGGGCCCGAGCTGCCCGACGCCGAAGGCATCGAGCTGCCGGTCATCGACCACTACGCAGCCGTCAAGCGTGCCGCCACCATCGTCGGCGACCTGCGTAAGGCGCTGCGCGAGGAGGGCTTCACCCGCGAGGAGACCTTCGACCTGGTCCAGGCGTACTGGGTCTCCGAGATGGGGGTGATCTAGTGCCCCTCCCCGGCATCCCCGGTCCCTCGCTCGATCGGATCTGGGCCTCCCTCGGAGAGCGCGAGCGGGACCTGTTCTTCGACCACCTCTTCGGGGGCACGTCGGCCGACTGGCTGGCCACCACCCTGCGCAAGCACGGACATGACGTGTCCGCCACGACGATCCGAACCTATCGGCGCTCCCTCGCGCCAGAGGGAGTACGAGAGTGACCACACTGAAGGACGAGCTTCTCGCGAAGCCGATCGGCCCGAGCGTCCCCGCCAGGACGACGGACCCGGACCGCGACTTCACCAAGCAGATCGAGGTGACCGGCGACCAGGCGGCCGTGACCGTGCGGGGGCCGGCTGACGGGGTCGACGAGGACGCCGCGACCGCCTACCTGCGCACCCAGGGCCTGGACCCCGCGGAGTGGCGGGCCACCGGCTTTCGCTCCTCGGAGTGGACGATGGCGAACGGGGACACGGGCGTGTCGACCCGCTTCACCTTCGCCCGCCAGGGCCTGGTCGAGCAGACGTACCCGATCGACGACCTCCTGGAGGTGATCGAGCGGGCCGCGCTGACCCCGACCATCGCGGACACCGAGGGCGACCATACGTTCATCGTGTCGCTGGGTGACATGCAGTTCGGCAAGATCGACGGTGACGGCGTCGAGGGGACGCTGGCCCGGACGGTCGAGTGCCTGAACGCGGCGGCCGACCGGCTGAGCTGGTACCGCGAGCGGTTCGCGATCGAGCACGTCCACATCGCCTGGCTCGGCGACCACATCGAAGGGTTCGTCTCCCAGGGTGGGGCGAACACCTGGCGCACACAGCTCACGCTGAACGAGCAGATCCGCCTCACCCGGCGCGTGATGCTCCACGCGATGCTCACCTTCGCGCCGATGGTCAACCGGGTCACGATGGCCGCCGTCCCCGGCAACCACGGCGAGGCCGTCAGGATCAGCGGCAAGGGCGTGACGCGGTACGACGACTCGCACGACACCGAGTCCCTGATCGCGGTGAAGGACGCGGCCGACCTGAACCCCGGCCTCTTCGGTCACGTCGAGTTCTTCGTCCCGGACACGGACGAGCTGACCGTCGTCGTCGACTGCTCGGGCACCGTCGTGGCCCACGCCCACGGGCACCAGTGGAGGCCCGGCAAGCACTTCGAGTGGTGGAAGGGCCAGGCGTTCAACCGCGAGTCCGCGATGCACCAGGCGGACCTCCTGCTCGCCGGCCACCTGCACCACGAGCACGTCGACACGGACGGGCCGCGCACGTTCCTCCAGCCGCCAGCCATGGAGAGCGAGTCCACCTGGTGGCGGCACGCCAAGGGGACGACCGGAGCACCCGGACTGATCGTCGCAGTGACCAAGGACGGGCGCGTGCCCGTGAAGGAGGTAGTGAACAGTTGAAGGTCATCGAGATCACCAACGCCTACGACAGCGCCGAAGAGGCGTACGCGGACTGGACCCTGTTCGCCGAAGAGGGCGTGAAGGGCATCGTCCAGGCAGTCGCCCGGTCCTTCGGCCGCGACTACGGCCTGACCCTGGAGGCGGAGGACGCCTACCAAGAGGCGCAGATCATCCTCGCCACTCAGTCCCGCAAGGCGCGGGCAGCGCTCGCGCAGGGGCCCGGCGTGCTGCACCGCTGGCTGCACCAGAGGCTCCGGGACAGGTTCCTGACCGAGGCCGGCCACCGTGCCGGACATGCCTCGTACGACGTACTCACGGGCGCGGCCTGATGGGGTACCAGCGCGCGGACGTCGAGCACGTCCTGCCGTACCTGTTCGACGCGGAAGCGGCGTACGGGATCAAGTCCGAGGTGTACGTCGAGGACGGGATGCCCAAGGGCTACTCGGACCCTAGCCACGGCAACAGCATCTTCGCCGCGCTGTCCGACGTGCGGCGGGCTTGGCGGGACACGCCCCTCACGCTCGTCGAGCGGCAGGCGGTCCTGATGCGGCACGTCCTGGACGTCGAGCTGAAGGTGATCGCCGCCTTCCAGAGCGTGGAGCCGTCAACCGCGATGCGACGGCACGAGCGAGGCGTCGGGAAGCTGACGGCTTGGCTGAACGGCGAGACCTACGTGGACGGCTACGACTCACTGCCTGAGCTGGCCGCCGCGTAAGAGCGAGGACTGGGGCGGGTCTCGATGGCCCGCCCCCTCGCTGACCCAAGTGTGTTAGAGAGACAAGGGAGTTCTACTCAGTGACTGACTTCGACGTTCCGTTCGGCCCGACCGGCAAGACCGTCTACGAGCGCACGTACAGCCGGACCCTGGCCGATGGCTCGAAGGAGCAGTGGCCGGACACCGTCCGCCGCGTCGCCAAGGGCAACCTCGCCCTCGTCCACGGAGCCGACGAGACGGCCTGGAGCGTGGACGTGAAGGCCGAATACAACGAGCTGGTCTCCCACATGGACCGGTTCGCCATCATCCCCGCAGGGCGCCACCTGTGGGCGACGGGAGTGAAGGGCAGGCAGTACCTCTTCAACTGCCACGTCGCACCGTGGGGCGACAAGCTGTCCCGGCACTTCGAGTTCCAGTTCATGCGCCTGATGGAGGGCGGCGGCGTCGGCGCGAACTACAGCTCGCGCTTCCTCGCCCCCTACGGTGCACCGCGCCGAGAGCTGAAGGTCCACATCGTGTGCGACCCGATGCACCAGGACTACGAGGAGATGAAGGCTGCGGGCGTCCTGTCCGAGGAGTACAACTCCGACTGGGCCGGCGCCTTCGAGGTCGAGGACTCCCGCGAGGGCTGGTCCGACGCCATGGTCGACCTCCTCGACACCTTCATGGACGACCGCGAGGTCAAGCACGCCGACCGCGTGTACGACGTGAGCCGAGTCCGCTGCAAGGGCAGCCGGCTGAAGACCTTCGGCGGCACCGCGTCCGGCCCCGGCCCGTTCGCCCGCATGATGCTGGAGATCGCGGCCGTCATGAACCGGGCCGTCGACCCGTACTTCTTCGGCTTCGGCTCGCACCTCTCCCCGGTCGACGCGATGGAGATAGCCCACGCCATCGCCGAGTGCGTCGTCTCGGGCGGCGTCCGCCGCTCGGCCCGCATGGCGATCTGCCACTGGGACGACGACGCGATCGACGACTTCCTGGAGTGCAAGGCGGACGGCTCCAAGCACTGGACGACGAACGTCTCGGTCGAGATCGACGACGAGTTCCTCGCCGCGCTGAACAACCCGCAGCACGTCCAGCACGCCAACGCCTCGTTCGTGCACGAGCAGGTCGTGAAAGGGATGCTCCTCAACGGGGAGCCCGGCTACTGGAACAGCTCCGCCTCGAACGCCGGCGAGACGGGCACGGTCATCGCGACCAACCCGTGCGGCGAGATCGCGCTGGAGCCCGCCGAGAACTGCAACCTCGGGCATGTGAACCTGGACTACTTCGCCCCCATGGCGAGCGGCGCCAGGATCGACCTCCGCGGCCTGCACCGGGCCCACGAGCTGATGACCCGCTTCCTGATCCGCGCCACCTATGGCGACGTGAACGACGACCAGCAGTCCGGCCTCCTGGCCCGCAACCGCCGGATCGGCGTCGGGCACCTCGGAGTGCAGGGCTTCCTCGCCAAGCAGGGCATCCGCTACTCGAAGGCCCCCTACAACGAGGCGTTCCGGGCCCGACTCATGGACCTGTACGACACGGCCCGCGAGACGGCCCGCAAGTACACCTTCGAGCTGCGCATCCCCGAGCCCGTGAAGGTCACCACGGTCGCGCCGACCGGCTCGATCGCCAAGCTCCCCGGCGTGACCGAAGGCATCCACCCGATCTACGCCAGGCACTTCATCCGACGCGTGCGGTTCTCGATGCCGGACCCGGCGCAGGCCAAGACGGTGAACGACGCCATGCTCGCCGGCCACCTGGTCGAGAAATGTGTCTACGACCAGTCCGGCAACACCATGGTGGTCGCCTATCCGACGAAGGAGAAGCTCGTCGCGGAGGTTGAGGCTCTCGGCCTGGACCCGGCGGTCGTCGAGGCCGCCGACGAGATCGACCTCCATCAGATGCTCGCCTTCCAGGCGATGTACCAGGAGTGCTTCGCCGACAACGCGGTCTCGTTCACGGTGAACTTCCCCGAGGGCAAGTACGAGGTCGCCGAAGCGATGGAGATCATCCGGGCGTGGCTGCCCGAGCTGAAGGGCACCACCCTGATGCCGGACAACACCCGTCCCCAGTCCCCGTACGAGCGGATCACCGAGGAGGAGTTCGCCCAGTACGAAGTGACCTCGATCGAGGACTCCACGGACGAGGACTGTGCGACTGGAGTGTGCCCGGTCCGGTAAGACACTGAGGCCCCCGACCCAGCGAAGGGTCGGGGCCTACGCGTCTCGACTGGCTACGGCCGGTTGGTCAGCCGGTGCTGCCAACGCAGCGCCGGCTCGTCGCCGATCCAGTGCGACGACGTGCGAGTGGCGATCTGCTGACCGCCGATCCAGTACGTGTGACACCGGTCGGTGATGTGGAGCCGAACAGCGGTGATGTCCGGACCGCCGGCTCCCTGCCAGGCCATGATGGCTTCCTCGACGTCATCCCAGATGGTGACGGGTCCACCCTGACGGACTCGCCAGCCGTCGCCATCGGGGGTGAACTCGGCGAACGACTCGCGTTCAGGGTCGAAGAGATAGAGGAGCTGCGTACCCTCGTTCGTGGTCGCGCGGACGAGCTGAGCGCCGGGGGCCGCGACTTGGGCGAGGAAGGCAGGCATCCACTCGTCCAGCATGAGCGGCGACACCTTCGTCTGCCGCTCGCTGTCGGCATAGGCCGTGCGCGCAGAGAGATCGCCAGCAACCGGAGCCGCCGCCTGCGATCGAGCCTGCATGAACGAGGCCCGCCCGATGATCCGGCCTTCGGCCGTCCCGTCTTCGTTGACAATCACCTTGGCGAGGCCGGCACCGTTTGCCCACGAGCCGACCGTAGCCAGGATGATCCCACCGGGCTTGGTCTGTCGAACCCAGGCGTAGGGGATACGGCGGACTGCACAGGTGGCGATGACCCGGTCGTAGGGCGCACGACGCGGGTGGCCAAGGAGGCCGTCGCCGGTCACGGTCCACGTAGAGAAGCCTGCGGCTTCCAGCGCGGCATCCGCGCGCGAAGCGACTTCGGGATCGACCTCCACGGTCGTCACGTTGTCCTCGCCGAGGCGGTGACACATCAGGGCAGCGGAGTAGCCGGTGCCGGTGCCGATCTCCAGGACCTGGTGCCCGTCCTGCACGTCCAGGCTTTCGATCATGCTGACCACGAGCGCCGGGGTCGTCGAGGAGGAGGTGGGCAGGCCCGCAACGGGCTCGCTCACCTGGTCCGCAGTGAGGTGCCCGTCGAGCTGCGTGGTCAGCGTGTCGGGGGCGTACGCGATGCGTACCCACTCGTCGGGGTCAGACCCGACAGCCGTCACGGGCCGCCACCGACCACCCTCGTACAGGAATACCCCGGGGTTGAGGAACAGCTCGCGCGGCACCGACTCTACGGCTGCTTGCCAGGCCGGCGTCGTGAGGGCGCCTTCCTGCACCAGTCGGCCAGCAAGGACTCGCCTCTCGGTAGCGCCGTCGCTCATGTGGTCACTCCTGCTAGTAGGGCCGCGAAGGCGGCGGACATCTGTAATCCGGTGTGCGGCTCCAGCCAGCCCCACTGACCGTTCGGGTTCAGCTCCAGCCACCACAGGCCGCCCGCCTGGTCCACGGCGAAGTCGAAGCTGCCGGAGACCAGCCCGTAGTGATCCAGATAGGCGAGGAGCGCCTTCTCTACTGCTGCGGGCAGGTCTACCACGCTGTACGACAGGGCCGAGTAGTCCTTGCGCCAGTCCAGCAGGCCGGACGTGATCCGCACGGCGAACACTTGCTGCCCTACGACCAAGACCCGTAGATCGGCCACCTTGTCCACGACGGCCTGAAACAGGTGGGGCGTCACCCGCAGGCTCTCGTCGATCTCCGAGGCGGTGACGGGGTCGGCCCACCCGGTCACGGCAACGCCGTCTCGCTGGTAGGGCGTCCAGCGCAGCGTTTTGTAGATCACCCGATCGTGCGCTGAGATGAACTCTCGTGCCTCGTCGGGGTCGTTGGTCACCAGCGTCGGCGGTACCGTGAGGCCGAGACGTTGAGCCGGGGCGAGCTGTGCAGGCTTGTAGTCGGCCGCCGCCACTCGGAGGGGATGGTTCACCCAAAGGGGGCCCTCCATGGCGTAGAGGGCACCACCAAGCCCGTACCGGACCTGCGCCGAGGCGAACTGAGAGTCATCCTGGTCCAGGCCGGAAAACGTCGGCCAGATGGGGCGACGCCAGTACACCGCGCGGACGCGGGCGAGGTCGGCGGTTCTCGACGGGGTACGCACGTGCCCGGCCACAGGGGCCGGGCACGTACCGAACCGAGCCGAGACCATCAGGTCTGCCCCGATGTCAGCCGGGTTGAATCTGACGACCGGCACATCGAGCCGGTTGAGTTCCGCGATCACCATGTCGGCAGTGACGTCATCCGCTTCGGTGGCCACGAGAACCGGCCTCTCCTCGGTCACGGGCATCAGTCCGTGTCGCTGCCCTGGTCGCTGCCCTGGTCGTTGCCCGACTGACCGTCCGAACTGGTGGAGGTCTTCGTCTCGGTGCCGGTGCCCGTGCCGTGCTTGCCCATCTCGATGACGCGGCCGGCGTGGTCGCGGAAAACGCCGAGCTGCGTGTCGGGATCGATGGAGATCGATGCGTGGGGGCGGGGGATGGTGGTGGGGTACGGCGCAAGTCGGCCGACGCCCCACGGGCGAACGGCGGTCAGGTTTGCGGAGGCAGTCATAAGTGCTCCTCTGGGTCTGAAGGGCGGTCTCTGCCGAGGCCGCCCCTATGGGCCGCTACGGACATGTGCCGACCGCCTCAGCCGATGGCCGCATCTGGGCTGGCGGCTGGGCGGTAGTTGGGGACCCGCCCTGAGCGCAAACAGCGGTGGGGAAACCGTCTGCACGGGGTATTCAGCTCAGGGCGGGCCAGCTCAAGGGGCGCTCACCAGGGCGACGCCGAGGACCAGGCCGCACGAAGCGCTGATCACGACGATGAGCAGGACGCCGGCGTACCGGCCGATGGCGCGGATCACGACTTCATGGCCGTTCGATACGGCCGCGTGATGACCTCGCGGTAGGAGGTGTGGGACGGATTCCGTCCGGAGTGCTCCAGCGCCCAAGTCTGGGGAGCCTCCCAGCTCCCGCTGTCGTCGGACTTCTCCTCGCACTCCCTGCACTGCATGGCGTGGGTCACCGGCTCCGAGCCGGACTCCCGGTCGGGCGTGATGGTCCAGCTCTTGAAGGCGAGCACCGAGCGAGTCACCGGCCCCACCTTGATTGGTTGTTGGTGGCGGCCAGGCGGGCACTCAACTCCTCGCGGGCGGGGGCGGGCCGGACGGTGCTTGGCTCGGCGTCCCACTCCTTGCCTCCGTTGAGGGGGCGGAGTTGAACCTTGCCGCCGACCTCCCCCATCACGAAGCCGATCTTGCCGGTGCCCAAGTCCTTGGCCACCTCGCCGATACCCGGTCTGGTTTCCTGGTCGCTCGCCATGACCACGAAGTTACGAGCAGTGACGTGCACGAACCACGCACGGGCCGTGGTTATTTGCTGACTGGCCATCAAAAGCCGCTATGGAGCGTAGTAGTTAACCCGTGATGCCCAGGTGAAGGGCCATCCCGCGCATCTCCTCAGTGAGAGTCCGCTTACGGGACTTCAGGAGGTCCTCCATGATGTATCGAGCCATCGGCTGATGCTTCAGCCACTCGGGAGACGACTCCTTGAGAGCACCGAGTTCATCCATGGCATCTTGGTGCGAACCCAGTTTCGTATGGGCGCGGGCCACATCCAACCGGTGCCGGTCCCAACTGTTCGTGCTTGGTTGGCCCAGCTTCCTGAGCGCCTTGGCACTTACCGGGCCAGCGTCCGCCCTGTCGAGCACCCCCCGGAAGTCACCGATCAGGGAAAGGTCTTCGATCGCCTTCGCTTCGGCCGTGACCGGGCCGAAGGTGGTCCAGTGCTGCCGGAAGTCAACGTGCTCGCGACTCAGTGCACTGGCAGCTGTGGCGGTCATCTTGCGGGCCTGCTTGGCGGTGTCAGGACGGTTGTTCCTGATCGCGGCGGCTGCCACTCGCAGGAGCAGCTCACCCCAAAGGGCGAGTTCCCCAGGTGTCGCCGTGGACATTCGCGGCTCGATCTCATCGGCCGTCACGGCAGCGAGGTGCTCAGCCTCGTCGAAGCGATCCTGCCGCAGGAGCAGCCAGGCCATCCCGACAACGCCGGTCGCGGCGATGCTCCTGTTGCCGACCTCGCGTGCGTCCCTGATTCCCAGCGAGATCGCGTGATAGGCCATGTCGTCGCGTCGAATCTGTGTGAGGTACTTGCCGGCGAGCAGGAGGGCGCTACCTCGAATAGCGATGGCCTCGTTGCGAGCTTCGCCTTCTTCGGCGACAGTCACAGCGGCCTCGGCGTCACGGAGGATGCCGGGGAGCTTCTTGGCGACGCTGTCGTAGTGGTCCGCATGGTAAAGGGCGTGGCTGTCGTCGATCTCCCGGCGCACGGACTCCAACGACGGGGCTTTGTTCGCCTGCACCAGGACGTCTCGGAGCCCGATCGGTGGCATTAGCGCTCGACGCAGTTCGGAGAGCTTCGGACCATCACCCTCGTTGACACGGACGGGGGCCGGTGCCTCGGTGGCGAAGAGTTCGCTTGTGGTCGTCCCTAGGGCGCGAGCGAGGGCATGGATGCTTTCAACGGAGAGGTTCCCGCCCTGCTCAGCCTTGCGTACCAGCCCTAAAGACAGGCGGGCCGCCTCGGCAAGCTGCTCTTGGCTCATGCCAGCCCGGCGGCGGTGCTTACGGACGTTCTCACTGAGCGACGACATCGAATCACCTCTCGCCCAGAGTATTCCCTTCCGGTAAATACCGAAGTCCCCTGGGGGACTTACCGGACCTTCGGATGGTCGTGACGGAGCCCTGCCGCACGCCCGGCGGGGCTCCTCCACCAAGTCAGAAGGTCTCGCCGTCGGAGCGTTCGACGCGAAACCTTGCGGGATTCCCAGGGGTGGGAGGGGCTCCCGCTCCGTGCGGTGCCTGGAAGGCTCCCTCCCTGCCGTCCGGGAGTCGGAGCCGCACATGCCCTGTGTTGGCGATCGCCCGCCATACGGCCGTGTCCTCGATGGCGACGGTGCCGCTCTCGGATGTATGAAGCCCGATTCGTTCCTGGCGGAGGTCGACGACGACAGGCGCTTCGCCCGTTTCGGTGACGGCCGTGGCCTGGCTGTGGGTGCGAGTCAT